ATGAAGGTAAACCACCTCACACTCGATCGACTTCGGGAGTTGCCCCTGCCGATCCCCGAGGAGGGCAGCAAGGAGCAGCGCGGCACGGTCCTCGTGGTTGGTGGATCCGCCGAAGTTCCCGGCGCGGCCTTTCTGGCAGGCGTCGCCACGCTCCGGGCCGGGGCCGGTCGCCTCCGAATCGCGACCGTAGAGAGTGCCGCGTCGGCGATGGCTCTCGCGGTGCCCGAGGCGCGGGTCATCGGCTTCACCGAGACGGAGGAGGGCGGGATCGACCCGGCCTCGGCCGCGGCACGCCTGCCGGCCTTGGCGGAGCGCTGCAATGCGATTCTGATCGGCCCGGGGCTGAGCGCCGGCGCCACGGCCGACGCACTGGTCCACTCGCTTCTTCCGGCTGGAGCCTCCTCGGCACTCGTACTCGATGCCGGCGTCATCGCCGGCCTCGGCGCGCAGGCCGGCGCGGTTCGATCCTGCGATGGCCGCGCGGTGATCACGCCGCATGGCGGCGAGATGGCCCGGCTCCTGGGCATCGACAGAAGCGAGGTTGAAGCCAATCCTCTGGCGGCAGCTCAGCGGGCTGCCGAAACGCTTGGATGCGTCGTGATCATGAAGGGCGCGCAGAGCTGGATCGTGCCCCCCTCGGGTGAGCCGTGGCTCTACAGCGGCGGCGGCGTCGGGCTGGCGACCTCCGGCTCCGGTGATGTCTTGGCGGGCATCATCGCGGGGCTCCTCGCACGCGGCACGGAGGCGACGACAGCGGCGGCATGGGGGGTCTATCTGCACGGGCAAGGCGGGCGGCGGCTCGCTGAGCGCGTCGGACCAGTCGGCTTCCTGGCACGCGAGATCATCGACGAGGTGCCCGCTATCCTGCGTGACGTCGATGCGGGCCCCTCGTCGTAAACGTCGGCGCCGGGAACATGGCTAAAACGGCGCGGGTTCTCCCTGACCTCAGATGAGGGAGCGTAATTATGACGCAATCGGAGCCCGCGAAACCCGGCGATGAAGCACCGCCCGGTACACCCGGAACGGGTGAGAACCTGTGTCCCCGCTGTAGCGGAAGCGGCCAGATCGAAGCCAAAGCTTGCCCGGACTGCAACGGCACCGGCAAAGTGATCGCCGGCATCGGTGGTGGCTGATCGCGAACGCTGCAAACAGCCGCCCGCCAAGCGTGTCGGCGCTGCAAAACAGGCTCACGCAGCGCCATCTTTCGTGCTAGAACGAAAATAGAACAAGCGGGCGGCCGATTTTCGGCTCGGGCTTCCGTGACCGCGTCGGCCCGCCCGATGCGTGAATGGCGGCCGGCTCGGTCCTGGTGCGGGAGAACCGACGGTGACGATGCGGACGACCTACCTCGTGCAGACCTTCGTTCTGAAGCGCAAACGTCTATGCCCCGGCGACCAGCAGGTGTCGCCGACGGTGAATGGCGCGCTGAAGCGGGCCGAGGCGATGGCCACACGGCTGCCGGGCACCGCCGCGATCCAGATCGTGGCCGACGACGAAACGGGGGAGTTGGAAAGCGCGACGATTCTCGGCCGGTTCGGCGAGGTGCCGGAAGACTTCGCCGAGACGCTGCAGGCCGCCTGACGAAAGTATCGAGAGAAGAGGTATCACATGGCTTTCAAGCCGAAATCGGCCGCAGAGACGAAGGCGCGCGACCTGGGTTTGGCGCTCGCACGGATCGCTGAGAACGAAGGCATGCCGGCCCATGTCGGCGTGGATGCTCTGCGTCGCTCCAGCCCACGCCTGACGCCGCTGGCGATCGGGCAGATGGTGCGCAAGCACCGCGACATTCTCGAAGAGACGCTGATCGAGCGCGGGCTGACGCTCGTGGATTATGCCGACCAGGGACCGGGACGCGGCATGGAGTTCGAGGTCGCCAGCGCCTGAGGGCGCTGGCGGAACAGACCGACGTGAAGCTCGCCGGCTTCTTGGTGAGGATGAAAGTTTTGACCGGTCCGACGCCGGCAGGGCGACGCACGCGACCATCAGGGCGGGTGCACTCCAGGAACGATCACCGCGCGCAGGTCTTGTCCCGGCACTTCGAGAGCCTGAGGAGGACCCCGTGGACGATGATCGTCTTTGGTCGTTCGAAAAGAGCCTTTGGACCGGTGACCCGGATCATTACCGCGAACTCGTCGACGACGAGTGCCTGATGGCCTTGCCGCAGCCGCCCTACGTCTTCGGCGGCGCTCAAGCGATCGAAGCGGTCGCGAACACACCCCGTTGGTCCGGCGTCGAATTCGACGATGGCCGGATCGCGCGTCCCCAGGAAGGACTGATCGTCATCGCCTACTCCGTGAAAGCCTCACGGGGCGAAGAGACCTACGAGGCCCATTGCACCTCGACCTACCGCCGGCTGTCGCACGAGGAATGGCGGGTGGTCCAGCACCAGCAGACCCCGCGCATTCTCGCCCCCGTCGTTGACGAGAAGCGCTGACGCGGCGGTCACGTGAGAGCGGTCGCCGACGACGACTCGCGTCGCGATCAACGGCCGAGCACATCGTGAAAGGGAGCCGCCTCGGAAGACCGGGCGGCTCCCGCTCTTATAGAGGCGGTGCAAGGCCGATGCGCAGAACGCCCTTCAAGCGAGCGCACGCGCGACGCGGGGGCTATTCAGCAAGGCCGGTCGGGCGGATCACACACGATCGGCCCTGCGCAGCCGTCGCTCTCGCGGTCATTCCAGCGCACCGTAAAGTGCGGAAACCGCAGGCTTCTGAGAGCTTGGAAGAGTTTGGCTCCCCGAGCCGACCTTGAACCTGCGACAAAGCGATGAACAGTCGGGTGGAGTGGCTGACTTTGTTGGGAGACGGCAACACGGGTAGGGTGATTCGCTGACGCGAGATTCACCCAGCGGTGATATCCTGTCTCGCTTGCGCGCGATCGCCGAGATAGGCTGGCGGCAAGGCTGAACTCCAATGCCTCGCACTCTGCCGGGACCTCCTTCGAGCGAAAGGTCTGCCACGATGACCCGCAAGCTACCTGCTGATCCGCTGACGTCCGTAGCGGTCCGAGAGGCCGCGGTCAGGTGGGGCGCCGTCGGGGCACTCGCAGTTGGAGCGTTGGCCGTTGGTGCGCTTGCCGTAGGAGCTTTCGCGATCGGGCGGCTGTCGATCGCGCGAGCCCGGATCGGCCGCTTAGAGATCGGCGAGCTTACGGTCGGTCGGCTTCGCATTCGACGAGAGGAGTGACGCCACTCTCTGTTGGTGAATGGAGCCCCTGAAACCTTCGGCGCCGGCACGTACCGTGCTCTGCGCGTCCAGGGCTCGTGCAGCTCTTTTTGCCCCCGACCGGCGAGGCTGAGGTAACTGACGGTTTCCATGTCGGTGGGCAGCACCGATGCCCCGTCACGAACTGGTGCCCGCTCCGCTCCCCTCCGAAGCGGATCAAGGGCGCAGAGCCTTCGGCGCACTTCAACCGACTTCGCCGCCCTGCCGGTATCTCGGCACCACGGCCTGCGCGAACATCTACAAGGCCTGCACCGACTTCATCGAGCGCTTCGGCGCCGAGGCCGTGCGCTTAGGCTGGACCACGCCGCTGAACTACGGCGCCCATCCCGGGCACGGTACGTCGCGTCTGGATTGGTGGGGGTGACGATCACAGGCGGGCATAAGGCGATCGGCAAATGAGCCGAACAAGACCCTGTTCGGCAACGTGAGCGGCGATCGGGACACGCCCGGCGCGCCGACTGGCAGTCCCGCGATCCTCCTTGGACTCCGGGCCTTCATTATTGGGCGAGCTTTCCCAGCATAGTCGGCCAGATAGGTCGATCCACTCACGCGTGCACGATTGGCCTATCCGCGATCTATCCACGCCAAGCAACGACAGCAACCTATCAGTATCCAGGTTTTAAATTGCGATGCCTGGCGGGGCGAGGGTTGGTTTCATTGCGTAGCGGAAATACTTTTTGCGCAGGCCTATGCACTCAAACGGTCGTGGAGGCGCCTAAGCGAAATATAACGCGTCAGAATAAATCTTTTTGAGCATTTCAAGATTTTCTTGATATCCGCTGAGCGCATGGCTCACGGACCAGAGGCAACGCAACATGCCTAGAGGTTCTGCATAATATCGAGAAGAAACACCTGACAGCGCATTATGGTGCGATGCACACAGCGATTATCGCACTGCACAAATTCCATGGTTCAATCCTCCATCGGTCGCCGTGAAAGGCTGACCACACCGGAGATGATCCATGCGTACGATGCAGCTTCTTTCCCTCGTCGCTCTCGCGTCTGTCGCTGTGGCGAACTCCGCCATGGCTGATGAGAGCATTCATCTAACCCCGCCGCTGTTCCGCGAACAGGCTCGCGCCACTGCTTCGGTCCGTCCGGCGTCCGAGCTTACGACCACGCCTCACATCACGGTTGCTGCGCCGGCCAGCCGCAAGATCGTGGCCGACGCTACAGCAGCGTCCGCTCGCTGAGTCTTGTCAGAGGGGACTGTCTGGCGGAGCTGACGCCGGCGGCCCCTCTGCGCAGGATCACCAGTCTCCAAGCTACACACTTCGTCTTGAAGGCGCTGGCACGACTGGCAGTTGAGGGCAGCAATGCGCGACCGGCGGCTCGTCCACCTGCGGCTTGCAGTGCGGCGCGAGCATCTCGAACTTGTCGCCTAGGCTCGCCGCGTAGATCTTGTACGGGGCGAACGCACCAGCGCATGTAAGAAGTTCGATGCAGTGTAGCGATTGGCTTTTGCCTCTCGCTCTGCAAAGGCCTGCTTCGAGTTTCGATCGATGGCGACGAAGAGTTAGAGCTTGCCTTCCTCTGTCCTGGCCTCGGCAATGTCGACGCGCAGGTAGCCGATGGTGTATTCGGTAAAGCGCTTCTTCTCGGGCTTGTCGCCATCCATTTCCGGCAGCCGGCTCAGGCAGCCGTGCAGCGACGAACGGGTCAGGTGCGGGATGGTGGGCTGCAGGCCATAGAGGCCGTCGTCCAGCGGCAGCAGGGTGTGCCGCTGGATAGCGACGATGACCAGCTCCCCTCCGGTGTCAGCAAGGTCGAGTGGGGCTCCTTCGGCCCATGGCGGCTTCGGCCGTCGTCTCCCGATCGCACCACTTCTACACGGTGGTCGGACCGACGCCGTCGTGCTTGGCAGCCGCCCTCACGCTGTCTCGACGTCGCTGTATCGCGCAACGGACTGCGTCAGTCGTCGTGGCGCTGCTGCAGAGAACCGCGCCCATAGCGAATTTCGCGCAGCACGGTGGCCAACTGCATCACCACATCGCGAACCAGACACCTAGACCCATGCCGGCCACGCTTGATGGGGCTACGGACGCATGCATCCTATTTTGGTGAATAGCTTTACAGACCGCGTATCGGAGGGCGCCCCCTCGGCTCCCAACCGAAATTCGTAAGCCAAAGGCGGTTATCCGATCTGCCTCAGCACGACCTCAATGCAAATATTGGGCGCTTGGCGCGTCGAGATGCGCACTGATCGTCACTTCCAAGACGCTGAGCTTCAGGCGCAGCTGAAGAATGGTCGGCGCGACTAACTCTGGATCAACGCCATCGATCGCCACCTCATGAAGCTCGGTGAGCAATCGATAGATCTCGACCAAATCGTCATCGGATATCAGGTGAAAACCGTCCCGCCTCAGCGCATTATGCGCCCGCACCAGCGCAAGCACCCGTTCAACGAGAAGGTCCAAATCGGCGAAAACGATAAGTGTCTCTGTTGCTTTTTTGAGATCCATAATTCCACGGCTGGCGACGCATTCCTGCGAGGCTCAACCGTCGTCAACGCGGGTCACGAAGAGTTATGGAAGGCCGCAGGCGCCGTTAAATATGATTTCAGGATGTATCAATCTACAAAATCAACACAGATCCGTCCGTGCGATGCCGCACCTCAGATAAATTAGGCAAATACAAACTCAAAGCAAGTAGTTGTCCGAACTAATATTCAATCAAAGACTCAACAATCACTTCACATAACTTGATCCGACCAAATTTCAAAACATACTCGGCATTCTCCGCTACGCGTTTATCGAACTGGCCCACCGAATCGTTCGAACCCGTCGAGCGCTCGCGACTGCACGTCTTGCGCACGAGAGAGCGCGACCAGCGATCGCCGCACTCGATCAGAGCCTCACGCAGGAGAGAATGACCCTGTTCGTCGTGTTCGATTTGGACGGGTCCTTGGCCCCTACCGAGCACCAGGCGCAGGTCCTGAATCGTCCCGGCAAGGAGAAGGACTGGCGCGGATCTTACGCGGCTTGCAACCGGGACGAGCCCTGCACCCGATCGTTCGCACGCTGCTGGCGCTCCACAAGACCGGCGCCGAGGTTGAGATTTGGTCCGGCCAATCCGACGAGGTGAAGGACAAGACGGCTTGGCTTGCTGATCATGGGCTGGGACACATCCCGATTCGGATGCACCCGCGCGGGCGACCGCCGGCCCTGGTTTTCGAGGATCGCGGATCCATGGTGGTCTGGTCGACGTCGGAATCGAACGGCAATGAGGTCACCGAGCACGATCTCAATCACGACCCCGAACGGCTCGCCGACATGCCGCTGCCCGGCGCTGGTCCCTGGTCATAGACGAAGGCTCCGGCCTTCCGTGGCGGCGCTCGCACTTCGGCCGCACGTTCCGCGAACTCGCGCGTGCCTCAGGCTGCCCGGACAGCATCTGGAACATGGACAGCAGGGCAGGGGTGGTGAGCGAGGCTTGCGAGGCCAGGGCGGTGCCGGACAACGTGATGCGCACCGCGACGCCCACGCCGATATCGACAACGATGCTCTAAAACCGCGGATCGATGGTTCCGTCGGACCGCGCGTCCGAGCTACGAACGGCGCGGTGAAAAGCGAAAGCTCGACGGCTAGAAACGGCCGAGGAACAACGGCGGCAACACGCCTCTGCCGTAGATCCGCTGTGTGATTGAGAGATTTGGCTCCCCGAGCAGGACTCGAACCTGCGACAAAGCGATTAACAGTCGGGGTGACGCCATTGATTTCATTGGAAGATGTTACCGCGGGGACGGTGTTTCGCTCTGTCGAGACCTTACCCGCGGTGACCCATAGCCTCGCTTCCCCAGGGAGGGCGGGATGGGGTCAGAAAATGCCTGATTCCTCCCCCGCCGTCGACGAGCTCTTCGAGGCCAAGGTCGTGCGGATCGATTGGTGCGGGGTGATGGTGGCGGGTGGGCACAAGGCCGTCGGCATCGAGCCGAATCGCATCCTGTTCGGCAACGTGAGCGGATGCCGCAATGCGCCCGGCACCCCGGTCAAAATCTCACTCTGCACTCCATACATTTGCAATGTTTAACAGAATTTACTTTTCCTGCGTCTAAGCTCATACATTAAATTTATTATTTTCATGATATCTAATGCATTTGACCAGGTTGAGCCCCTTAATCCACTGCCTCGACAACATCCCAAGCTTTAATTTCGTTATTCCAGTAAATTGCGTATCTTTTACCTATATCTAGTCTGTATTGAGTGTCTCGATCCTCAGAGGGTACTGAAATCTCGAAACCTGTGCATGAAGTGCAAAATACTTCCTCAGAAGATCGTTCTGAAAGCGTGAAGTCTGCCCAATTGCCAGGGGCGGCCTTCAATTTGAATACAATCCGTATATCTGAGCGGTTCTTCAAGCTTAAAGATTTCATACCAAATATCATGCATGAGCCAATACTGCTCCCATAGAATGGTTCCATGCGATTTGCTGCAGGCGGCAGGCATTCGAATGCAGCAATATTTTCTGGAAACAAAACGACTGAAAGCACTGCGGTTCCGAAGGCGAGTGAGCTTTTCATGGCTGGGGCTCATCCTGGCGAGACTGTCTCTTCTGTTTGCCGTCGGCTGTCGTTGTTGCGAGTATGTAGCCAGCAATTGTGCCAAACAACCCAAGTGCTGGCGAGATTTGCTGACTGCTAAATCCCGAGCTTATAAGCAGCAGGGTTCCTATTATAATCAGCGTCACAGTAAAAAGCTTATATATTTCCGATATGTGTTGGCCAACAACCTGACGCAACAGGAGGTACTGAATGCCGATCGTGGCTAGGCCAAAAACGAGTATGAATATTGATAGCCACATCTCTCGACTTGTCACAAAGCTCTCAAAGCCGATGCCAGTCTGCTGAGGAGGAGGATTGATTGACTGAGAGTAAACATTGCAAGGCAAAAACAGCCCAACGACGTAGAGCGTTGACAGGCCTGCTTTAGCCGGTCGCAATGATTTCATAGTAAACTCCCTACGTTGATATTGATGTATCTGCTGGATTCATCCCAGTATTTCAAGCGCGCTATAGGGCAATAGGATCAAAAGCCTGGACGATCGATAGATTGGACGCAATCAAGCCAGTGCATTGATGCATCGAATTGTCTCGAATTGCACCAGGGTTTACTTCTTAATTTCCGGAATATATCCGCCTGCGGTGGCTAACCGGTAGAGGAATGGCCGCTTAAATTTAGCCAGAAAGCGGATCTGCAGTAAACTGTCGGACTGCAAGCCGAGCCGTTAGGCGTGGACGATTGGCAGTTCGTCTACCTGCGTGGTGTAGCGCGGCGTCCGCATCTCGAACTTCGTCGTCCAGGCACGGCGCTGCCGTTCAAGCCCGGCGCGCGCCGGCACCACGCTTCCACGGCCAAAGCGGGCGTTGCAGGCGTCCATTGCGCCCATGAGCTGTGTCGAGCGTTCGCGGTCGAGGCGACCGATCAGCGCCCGCTGCGAAGCGGCCAGTGGCACGAGATCCACCGTGACTACACCGGCTTTCGAATAGCGCCAGGGCGGGCAGCCCTGCTCGCGCCAAGTCCGCGCCACGCCATGCAGCGCCGCCGGGATCAGCGCCAGCGTGTCGTTGGTCGCTTCTGGCAGCGTCACCGTAGTCGAGACCGAGCGCATCGGCTCGCCGCGGTCGTGCTCACTTGTGTGGTAGAAAACGGTGATGTGGTCGGTGCCGAGCCCTTCGCGCCGTAGCTTCTCGCCCAGCCGCGTAGCATGAGCGGCAACCGCCTGCTCGAGCTCGGCGCGCTCTGTTACCCGGCCGGAGAATGAGCGCGTCACCGCGCAGCCCTTGCGACGGGCCGGCACGAGTTCGAGCCCAAGGCAGGAGACGCCGCGCAGCTCGTGGATCATGCGCTCGCCCACCACGGTCAGCGCCTTGCGCACCGGCCGCGGGTCGATGTCACGCAGGTCCGCCACCGTGTCGATGCCCAAGGCCTCCAGCTTCGGCAGCGAAGCGCGACCGACGCCCCAGAGCTCGCCGACATGGATGCGGCAGAGCCAGTGCTCGTAAGCCGCCGGCTCGGTCAGGTCGCACACGCCGTCGAGTTCGGGCACCGTCTTGGCGATATGGTTGGCGAGCTTGGCGAGCGTCTTGGTTGGGCCGATGCCGACGCAGGTCGGGATGCCGGTCCAGGCCCGGACGGTGGCGCGGATGTCCCGAGCCAGGGCGACACGATCCCGGCGGACGAACCCGGTCAGGTCGAGGAAGCTCTCGTCGATCGAGTAGACCTCCACGTCGGGCGTCGCGTCGCGATAGATCGCATTGATGCGCGCCGACATGTCCCCGTAGAGCGTGTAGTTCGACGAGAACACGCGCACGCCTTGGCGCTCGCAGAGCCCACGGATTTTGAAGTAGGGGTCGCCCATCTTGATCCCGAGCGCCTTGGCCTCGGGCGTACGGGCGATGGCGCAGCCGTCGTTGTTCGAGAGAACGATCACCGGCACGCGGGCGAGCTTGGCATCGAACACGCGCTCGCAGGAGCAGTAGAACGAGTTGCCGTCGATGAGCGCGAGCGCGNGGCCGCCGCCGATCCGGTCGCGCAGGCGTGCCTCGGCGGTGCTCATCGGCCCTGTCCGGCGCGGGCGACGTGCCAGCGCNGAGAAGAACGACGCCCTGGAGCGCGCTTCGCAACTGCGCGACACCTACATCGACCTCGGCCAGTTCCTCGAGCGCGAACACCGGCAGTTCGGCATTGTCGAAGGAGAGCCGAGCCCGGTTGCCCTCGACCACCATGCGCTTGATCGACATCTCGCCGTCGACGGCCGCCACGACGACGCTGCCATGCGCGGGCTTTAAGCTGCGGTCGACGCAGGCGAGATCGCCGTCGAAGATCCCAGCATCGCGCATCGAATCGCCCGCGATGCGCCAGAGGAAGGTGGCCGGCGGGTTCGGTACAAGCCAGCGCGGCAGCTCTAGCGCGCCTTCCAGGAAGTCGTCGGCCGGTGAGGGGAAGCCGGCACAGAGCGCCGGGCCCATCAACGGCACACGAACTGTGGAAAAACCCTCCTGCGGTAGCTCTGCGACCGTGTGCAGCCTCAACCGAGCCCCCATCTGCGTTAGAACAGAGAGAGAACAAACAGCAGGCGCGAGGCCGGTTCAATCGACTCGATGCGCCAAGCGAAATCGGCGGTGCACGCCTGTGGATAACGGGGACGGAGGGGTGATGATGATGTCGCAGGAGCGCTGCCACTTCCACTGCACGGACGGCCTCGACATCGTCTTCGACCTGCGAGGGCGAACCGTCGCCGAGGAGGACCTGCGTCCGATCTGCGCCAGCGTGGCGGCCGAGCTGATGCAGGGCTGCGCTGCTCCGGTCGACTGGTCAGCCTGGATCGTCGACGTGCACGACGCCTACGGTCAGCACGTGATGACGTTCGGCTTCGATGAGACCGCGAACGAGGTTCGCATCCGGCCGGCGCTGGCAGCCTGAGGAGAGCACCATGGCCATGAAGACGACGTTCCTGGTCCAAACCTTCGTGCTGAAGCGGAAGCGGCTCGTCCCCGGCGATCGGCAGGTTTCGACAACGAGCAGTGCAGCGCTGAAGCGCGCCGAGGCGATGGCCGCCCGGATGCCGGGTACGGCCGCCCTGCAGATCGTGGCCGACGACGAAACGGGTGAACTCGAAAGCGCAACGATCCTCGGGCAGTTCGGCGAAGTGCCGGACGATTTCGCCGAGTCGCTGCAGGCGGCCTGACCATGCGCACCATCGTCGAGATCGACAACGGCAGCGCCATGGGCATCCGCAATGGTGGGCAGGAAGTGGCCGACCTCTTGGCTCGCGCGCTCATGACGGGAAGCGATGCGGCTTGGGACAAGCTGCGACCCTACGGGATCCAGCGCATCGTGGAGCGTCACCCGACCGAGCCGGCGAAGGTCGTCGTTGGCGAGCGCGAGATCGCGGTTCGGTAGCAGCATGAACAGCAACGAGCCCGAACAATCCGCCGCCGAGATGCGCGGCCTTCTCGGCCTTCGCCCGCGGCCTCGGCCTGGACGAGGCGGCCGTGCGGGAGATCTACGAGGCCGTCGGGCGTGAGGCCATGGTGACAGGCGCCAGCGATGACGACCGCATGGCAGAGGTGCGGAAGCGGATGCTCGCGGCGGACCTTGCTTGCGACTCGCCCTGCGGTGATGCAGGACGCTGCCCCCCTGCTGAGGAATAATGCATGGCCGCGATTCACGAAGCCACGGATGTGTTCACCCCGACGGGCGTGCCGACCCTTACGTACGTCTACCGCCAAGAGCAGGATCTTGAGAGCCATCTCCGAGCCGCAGTTAGAACGCCCGGCCTCGTAGTTTCGCTTTCTGGGCCCTCGAAGTCCGGAAAGACCGTCCTCATCCGTAGGGTTATTGCGCCCGAAGACCTCATCCCGGTTTCTGGCGCATCGCTGGCCTCGGCCGAACAACTCTGGGAACGCATTCTTTCTTGGATGGAGGCGCCTAGCGAGACCACACGACGAGTCTCAGCCACCGTTGGCGGCGAGGCCGGTTTTCGTGCCACGGGCTCCACCGGCATCCCACTGATTGTTAAGGGGGAGGTGGAAGGCGCTGCCAAGCTGACTGGCAGTCGACTTTCTGAGACTTCCGAGAAGTTTACACGATCCGCAATCGATCAAGTCGTCAAAGATGTAGCCAACAGCAGCTTCGTGATTTTCATAGATGATTTTCATTACATGCCAGCTGATGTGCAGGCGACTGTAGCGAGGCAAATCAAAGAAGCTGCCGAAAAAGGCGTGAAGATTTGCGTCGCCTCAGTTCCTCATCGTTCAGATGACGTTGTGCGCAGCAATCCTGAGCTAAGGGGCAGGGTTCAAGCAATCGATTTCTCGTACTGGAACGATGATGACCTGAGGCAGATACCTACGCAAGGTTTCGCTGCTCTTGGAATAAATGTTCCGAAAACGCTAATCGATCGGCTGGTGAGGGAAGCCTTTGGGTCTCCTCAGTTAATGCAAGGCATGTGCTTGCAAACTTGTTTCAGCCTAGGTGTCGATAGAACCATGCAACCGCCCGCCGATTTCGACATCGACGAGGCAAGAACTCGGCGTGTTCTTGAAATGACCTCCACGACGACTGATTTCTCAACTCTGGTCGAAGCTTTGCATGCAGGGCCTAAAAGTCGAGGCCAAGATCGAAAGGAATATCAATTCACGGACGGTAGTGTCGGCGATGTCTACCGTTGCGTATTGCTCGCCGTCCGCTCAGATCCCCCAGTCCTCTCGTTGCGGTATGATGAAATCTTGTCGCGGGCAAAATATGTATGTAACGGCGTGACGCCCGTTGGATCCAGCCTTACAGAAGCGTTGCAGCAGATGCATAAGTTGGGCGATACCGTCCAGCCGGGAGCAAAAGTCATCGAGTGGGAAGGCGATGTATTGGATATTGCCGATCCGTATTTCTTATTTTACTTACGGTGCTCCGCCCGTCTGGCAAAAATCAGAAGCCCAGGCGTCGCGTGACTGAGACGCTTGTATGCAACAAAAAGCCTGCCGCATCGGGGTGGGGCTGGGTAGCGCGCACGAAAAAAGCCCCGAGGCGGAAGCCCTTGGGGCGGTGCGTTGGCGGTGTTAATGGCGGAGGTCAGCGGCTAGGCGCGACCCGCATCCCTTCAAGCCGCTCGATCCTGGCGGTGAGCCGGTCCTCGACGCGGCCGACACGCGCGCGCACTGCATCGACTTCTCGTTCCTGCATCCGCCAGTGAACCTCGTGCTCGGCCCGGCTCACCTGTGAGCCGGCGAGCGCTTCGAGCCGCTTGTCGGACCTGTCCTGCAGCAGGAGGAGCGCACCTTTAAGGTCAGCCTGTCCGTCCTTGATCGGGTAATAGGCGAGGCCGCCCACCACCGTCAGGACGCCGACGGCGGTGCCGAGCGCCGACCAGATCACGCCCCAGGGCGTCTGCCCGCGCCTGTCGATCTTGTCGCCCAGCGCCGTAACGCCCTGCGCGAGGTTGCTGAGCGCGGCGCCGAAGCCGTCGAGGCGCGTCTCGTTGCGCTCGAGGCGGGCCTCGATGTTGCTCAGTCCGGAGGGCTGGGTCGTCATGGCATTCGGGCCTCAGAGGCAGGTCAGCGGGCGAAGGTCGCGCGCACGTCTTCGATCCAGCGCACGGCACGCTCGCCGCAGTCCGTCTTCGCCCGGTCGAGCACTTTCGCCTGCCCAATGATCCGCACCACGTCGGCGCGGCTCAGCGGCCGATCGGGGATGTCCGGGAAGGAGCGCCGCAGGCACGGGCCGACGTCATCCGGCGGCATCGGCAGCGTAACGCGGATATCGGCGCCGAGGCGCGGATCGATAGGCGGCAGGTCAGAGGTCACGCAGCCGGCGAGACAGGTCGCGAGGCAGGCACTCGCGATCGCGGTGCGGATCGGTGCGAAGGGCATCGTTCAGTTCCTGGAGCTTGCGGTTGGCCGCCTGCTCGGCGGCGAGGTCCTGCGCGGCCTGCGCGGCGATCCGGGCCGAGACCGTCTCGGCCGCCTCGGTGCGCTTGATCTCGGCCGCCATGGCGCGAGCGGATTGGAGCGCGAAGGCGTCGTGCGCGCCCTTGGCCTGCCCGGCCTGGTAGAGGGCAGCGCCGACCATCAGGGCGATGCCGGCGGTCAGCAGCGGCCGGCGGATGAAGCCCGGCAGCCACGCGGTCGCGATCAGCGCGAGGACGACGAGGCCGAGACCGGCACCGCCCGCCAGCGTCGCGGCGAAGCTGTAGGCGGTCCAGCCGTTGGCGATCAGGGCGCCGGCCTGTGAGAGGAGGGCGCCCATTTCACACGCCCTTTAGGCAGAGGGTGCGCTCGGCCTGCCGACGGCGGACGAGTCCGGCGACGGTGCGACCGCCGGCCTTGTCCCACATCAGGAAGGCGTTGCAGCTGCCGCGGCGATCCCCCTCGTTCCAGCGCCGGACGACGGTGGACTTGCAGTAGGCGCCCAGGCCGATGTTGTAGGCGAGCGAGAGGTGGGCCGCGTACTGATCGTCGCCCATTGGCTGCTTGGCGCAGCGTTCGACGCCGTTGGCGAAATCGTCGAGCCCCTTCAGGAGCATCGCGTCGCACTGCGGCTTGGTGAAGGTCATCCCCATTCGGATGCCCCGGGTCTCCCCATAACAAACCGTTGGCACGTCCCCAGGTATCGGGATGTAGGACTTCAGGCGAAGCCCCTCGAAGCCGCCGACCAGGGCGACGCACAGGGCAGCGATTGCGCCCCCTTTCTTCAGGCGGCTCATTCGGCATCTCCGAGCTTGGTCTGGGCGAAGAGGCGGGCGATGGCCGCCAGGACGGTCACAAGGCCGGACAGCGCCGCGAAAGTGCCGCGCTCAATCGGCGGATCGCTGGTGAAGACGGCGAGCACCACCTCGAGGCCCGAGAGCAGGGCGGCGAGCAGCGCAAACCGGATGCTCCAGGAGTGACGGAGGATTCGCCGCCAATCGGCGTAGAGCCGGAAGCGAGCTGCCAGGGCAGCCCGCAGGCGCGCGAGGGCGCCCGCGTCAGGTGACGTGATCATGTGATTCCCGGATCAGAGGAGGGAGACGCGCACCCGAGCGAGTCCGCGGCGCGTGATGCCGAGAGCGCGAGCTGCCCCGAGCGAGAGGTCGATCAGCCGGCCGAGGCGAGGGTGCGGGCCGCGGTCGTTGACCCGCACGTCGACATGCCGGCCGGTGGCGAGGTCGGTGACGCGCACCGGGGTGCCGAGCGGCAGCGTCCAGTGCGCGGCGCCGAGCGCCTCGGGCACGAAGGGCCGACCGTCGGCGCGACGGGANGGCGAGGTCGGTGACGCGCACCGGGGTGCCGAGCGGCAGCGTCCAGTGCGCGGCGCCGAGCGCCTCGGGCACGAAGGGCCGACCGTCGGCGCGACGGGAGCCGGACTCGTGCCCGTAGAAGGATGCGGTGCCGGTCCAGTCGGCATGCGCGGGCGCGCTCGCGAGCACGAGGCAAGCGACAGCGGCCCGCACCGCAAGGCGATGCAGGAGCATGTCAGGTCCAGATTGTCGGGGAGTGTGCCGGGACCGGGCCTAGCGGCGCGGCGAGTGGATCAGTGTTGAAGCGCCTGCGGGTGGGACGACTTTCGTCCTCCCCCTTGGGGCGCCTGCCGTGCTCATCACTCGAATGAGGCTGCGAGCTTCCAGAGCGCGATCATCTCGGTAGGGCTATAGCCCAGCGCAGACGCCAATGCGGCCGTGGTCGGGTGTGACAGCTTGAAGGTCGTCGCGCCGGAAACCTGCATCTCGACGGCGAAGCGCGCGTCCGCATCCGGGATGCTATCGATCGCCACTTGAAGCGTGGTCGGAACCTCGCCCCGCTTCACGAATGCCAGCGCTTCGGCCTGTGTGATCGTGCCCCGGTCTGCGAGGGCCTGCGCGAACTGGCGATCCGAGATCTCGTCCGAGACGAGTCGCGGGTCTCCGGCCTCGTAGAGCCCGCCGTCCGGCCCCTCGATGATGTCGGCCTCACCCTCGGTCAGCCCTTCCGGCATCGGGTTGCCGATGATCTGATCCATGATCGGATTGCCGTTCTCGTCTGTGAGGACCTGTCCGGCCTCATCGAGGCGTTCGGCTTCCGAGACCATGAAGTCCCACGGACCGACGTTCTCGATCTTGCCTTCTGCGTTGCGGAACACCGTCGTCATCGTCATAGCAGCGCCCATCCCGTGTTGCCCGCGCCACTGTCCTTGAACCAGACTTTTTGTCCGGCGGGACCGTCGCGACGAATGAAGATTGAACCCGCCCCAGTCGTAACGGCGCCTTCCGGTGAGCCGGAGCCAGTCATGAGGCGGACGTTATTGGCCTCGTCCAAGATAAAATCAGTGGAGGTGCCGGTATTCCACAACCCGCCCTTCGTTATGTTTCGGTACGCGTGGGCAAGCAGGTAGCCGACATTTCCCCGGCCGAGGGCCATGACGGTGGCGCCGTTTCGCGCTGCGCGCATTGCACCGTTCGGGTTGAGGGACATGCCCTCCAGCGTAGCCGTCGCGCCCACCGGATCGATACCTTCAGCACCGCCGAGATAGACGGTTCCGTCGGTGCCGCGAACGTGGTTGCTTTGCGAGATGGTCATCGCTGCAATCGCTGCAGCGTCGAAGCCGCGAATGTTACCGATCCGCCAATACCGGTAAGCGTTGCCACCAATGGCCGTGATGTCGATATGGGCCGACCCGACGTTGCGGCAGAAGAACGTCACTCCGCTGGTCGCAACCGGGGTGCCCGCACAGGTTAGCGTCTGGCCCGCGCCATAGAACGCATATTCCTTGACGGCCGCACACGTCATGAACTTCACAATGTCAATGAAGTCATTCAGCGGCTCGCCCGTGATCGGGTTCTTGATCTGAGCCTGAGAATACACCTTGATGTGCGATGAATACCTGTGATCGAAGGGCGAATATGGGACCGCGCCGACGGAGTTGGCGACCCCTGGAACAGGCTTTGAGTAGTCGAAAGCGTCGTCGTCCTGCGACATCTCAATCGTCAGGACGAGGCCACCATCGCGGCCGTAGGTTGTCGTCTCTCCGCCCGTGATGAGCTTGATGAGGCCGTAGAGCTTCCCATCCGCGCCGTAGGACAGCCCCTCGGCCTCGTGGACATAGAACTCTCGACCAGTGCCGATGCCCTGGGCCCGAACCATAGCGGACGTCACGGCAAGCGCGGTCGCGGCGTCGGTCAAACCCGATGGGCCCGCGTCTCCGCCCTCCCAAGCCGTCGTCAGGCCGAAGCGCTTTCCGACCAGCGTCGGGTCGTTGTTGATGGGGTTGCCTGAGATTGTGTAGTAGGCCGCACCTGTCTGGAACAGATACATCCCAAGCTTAGGATGCCAAACCGTGGATTGGCACTTGGGAAAGTACGTGATGTAATCGTTCTGAGTTCCGGTCACGCCGATCGGAAACTCGATGTACCGGCGCACATTGAAATTAAGGTCCACCAAGACATAGCGGTGTTTGGCCGTGGAGCCGCCAGGGTTCTCGGTGTTCTCGGCAAGGCAGTAGCAGAACCCGTCGCCGACATCGGCCATCTCGTAGTAGCTGCCCGGCGCCGACGAGTAGACTACGGTATTGTCCAGAGACACGACATCGCCGTTCGGGATGTTCGTCGTGATGTCGCAGCGGTACGGGTAGGCGTCGCCGAGGCCGTAGAGATATTTCTTCACCCCAGATGCGCCGGGATCCTGCGCCAGCGTCCCGTCCGCGTTCAGATACTTGATGATGAGCGTTTCGCGGAAATCCTGCGTCGTCCAGAAGAACCGCTTGAGCGCCCCGGTCGTCAGGTTGTAGACGATGAACAGCGCGCCGGGAAACTGCGGCTTGAGCGCTCCGTGGCCGACGTAGACCTCGTTGGCATAGGTATCGACCCCCATAGCCTGCGGGCCGCGCGCCGCCTCCGTGCCCGTAACCAAGTAGTTCGCCTTGATGTAGTCCTGCACGACGCCGGGGCAGAACGGCAGCCAGAGCTTAAACTTCCGGCGGAACATGCGTGCACGGTCGATCCGCTCATCGATCATCGGCGGCGCATCTGCGGTACGCAGCCGCTTACCGATCTCGTCGCCGACCGGGTTGCCGGGGGTCGCCAAGGCGGTGGTGCTGAAGTCTGAGAGAAGCGCGAGCGGATGACCTCCCGCGGTGACACCATCCTGCATGTGCAGGCGGCGTGTGTCGGCATTGAACACCGGCTCCCCGGAGGGGCCGACATAGTTCGCAATCCGAGCGGCAGCGTCTCGAACGACGCGGAGGGGCGTGCGAGCCATCAGAGCGATCCGAAGTCAAAGGAGGTGGACCCATCGGAGGGCTGGTCCAGGGTGCCCATGTCGTAGACGAGCGCGCCGACGAGCTGCGCGAGATGCATTGCCTCCGCGCTTGAGGCGGCCGCCTGCGCGGCGCTCTGGTCGGCGGCGGACTTTAGGGAGTCGGCAACATCGCGGGCTGCTTCAGCTCCGGCCCGCGCCCGGGACGATGCCGCGGCCTGCGCCGAGGCGGTTTGCACTTGTACCCGCGCAGCGGCGACCTGTTCGGCGCCCGCTTGTGCCACGAGGGGGATCTGCGCAGCGGCGCGGTCTGCTGCAGCCTGCGCTTCGGCCGTTGACTGCGCTGGGCTCGCCTTGATTGGCAGCCCCGTAGACCAATCTCCGAACCCGTTCGAGCGCTTGACGTAGAGGGTCCACGACGGCCCGAGCGGCGTGTCCGCTATGGCAAGGTAGACCTTACCCTTGGACGCGGCGTCGTACTGTGCGCGCTCGGCCAGCGTGCCGGAGAAGTCGAAGCCTGCAAGGCCCGTCGAGACTGACCCGGTCGCTGCACCGACCATACGCCATGCCGGCAACGAGCCGGGCAGGACCGCATTCCAGGAGACGGTGTAGAGAAGTCCGCCCTGGATCGCGCCGGCCGGCAGCGCGAGTCCATCCGTCGAGAGCCAGCGCCGAGGACCGGAGCCGTCCACGTTCAGCGTGGGTGCGCCGGTGTTGTCGCGATCGGCCCAAAACGAGAGGGAAACCCCTGGCTTGATCTCTGTGAAGCCCGAGTTTGTGGCGACCTCGTAGGCATTGTCGGTGCCAGTCGAGACAAGGGCGCCGCCCTGATCCAGAGCAAGAGCGGCGGTCTTCGCCATCAGACCCCGGATCGCTTCCGGAACCTCACGCCCAGCCATGCCGTCGCGGGCGGGAATGCCGCGATCAGCCACGGCGTTGCCGCTCGGCTGGGGGGACCAGTCGGTAACGCTCATGCGAAATGTCCGATTGTCAGGAGGAGGGGCGATCAGGCCTTGATCGCGATGACGCCGACGAGGCCGGGCGGCATGTTCGAGTGCGCCTGCCCGCTGCCAGCATTCGCGATGTTGAGCGTGTGGCTGTGGTCGCCGACGCCCGGGATCGTGTGGGCGTGGTTGCCGTCGCTGCCGATGGTGTGGGCGTGATCGCCGACGCCGTTGACCGTGATGACGTGTGAGTGCGCTCCGGCGGACGCGGTCGTGAAGGTGTGTTGATGGACGCCGGCAGCATCCGTGATGCCGATGCCGGTTCGCGAGCCTGTCGGTGCGAGATCGGAGGTGGTGCGGTTGGTGGTGCCGGAGCCCGCCACACCCACGGCATAGCCCTGCTGGTGCGAGTGCTCGCCGTTGTTGTCGGTCGTCCCGGTGTGCGCGTGGTTGCCCTGCTGATCGGACGAGGCCGAGTGTGCGTGACCGCCCGAATTGCCGGTCACGCCACCGTGGCTGTGCTGGCCTGCCTGCCCGGTGCCGCCGCCATGATCGTGCCCGCCAGCGCCGCCGGTTGAGCCGCCATGCCCGTGGGAGGGCATCTGCGCCTCGCTCAGCGTGACGGTCTCGGAACCGCCTCGATCGCCGACGTTGCCGCCGAGACCACCGGCACCTGTGAGCCGCCCCTTGCCGTTGTCGCGACCGTAGATGGCGGTGCCGTTCGCATCCGGGACGTTGAACGTCGTCGTGCCATTGCCCGACCCGTAGCGGGTGCCGATGACGGAGAACAGGGCGGCGTAGGCGCTGCGAGACACCGCGCGGCCATCGCACTCGACCCAGCCCGGAGGGATCGCCTCTGGCGCGGCGAAGAGCCCGTACTTGCCGGGCGTGTCGATGGTCGGCGCCCGGGAGATGAAGGCGCCGATAACCGGCACCCAGATTACGTCATGGGTGACGAGGATCTGGAGATCGCCCGGCGCGAACTCGAAGCCGCGCGGGCGCCGCCATGGCCGCGGTCCGGTGTTGTCGATGTTGAGCGTGACGGGGCCGGTGTTCTCCTGCGGCAGCGCGAACGAGAGGCGGAAGGCGCTGTCGAAGTGGCTGGCCTTGAAGCCCTGCAGGGTCGAGACCGAGACCGCGCCGCCGTTGATCGTCGCGCCGAGGATGCCGCTGTCATCGGCCCGCCACCGCGCGAGCGCCGCCATCATCTCGCGGGCGGAGTTGTTGACCGCGTTCGCGGGCATGCCCTCCTGCCAGTTGACCGGCGCGGCGGCGACGTTGTTCTCCGACGCAAAGATCGAGAAGTCGATGAGGCCGGTCATGGAGGGCTCCAGGCGCACGCAGCCGCCCGGTCCCGCAGCGCACGGCGCGCGCAGGTCGGTCGAGCCGTCAGCAGAGGCGGATCAGGTCAGCGGCGCAGCAGCGTGAGGTAGGCGTCGCGGTCGAAGGGGACCGCGCGGCGCTGCGGAGGCACCATGGGAGGCGCGGTCGGCACAGCGGCGGATTGGTCGCCGACAGGTTGGGCCATCTTGGCGAGCCCACCGTCGCCCGCCATGAGCTTGAGGATCGATGCCACGTCGAGCCCTTCGTCCTTCTTCGCCTCGGGCGCCGTCATCGTCGGCGCCGACGCGGACGAGGGCTCGATACCGGAGAAGCCGAAGCGGCCGGAGGCGACCGGCGCCGCGGTCGCCGTCTCGGCCGGCATCGTCATCGCGGCATCGCCGCCGAGGAAGGCCGAGACCTTCTTGAAGTGCGGGCCGAACTGGTTCTGGACCTTCTCGGCGACCGTGCCCGGCATGCCGCCGTTCTTGGCGTCGGACGCGTTGAGGAGGCCCGGCGAGCCAGCGTTCACGGTGCTGTAGGCCTGCAAAAGGCCCATGCCGGGCTCATAGCCGCGAGCACGCAGGAACGCTTCGGCCTTCGGAAGTTGCTCCTGGAAGGTCTCGCGGCCGGTGACGCCGAACTGCTTCTGCTCGGAAGGGCCGAACTGGATCAACCCGAGATGCCGTCCGCCCGCACCGCCCCAGCGGCCCGGATTGAGCCCGCTCTCGTAGCTCATGAGCCCGCCCCACTCGACGGGGGTCAGGCCGAGTCGCCCCGCCGAAGCGATCAGCGCATCGCGGTCGGCGGCATCCATGGGCGGCATCCTGAAACGCAAAAAGCCGCCCATCTCTGAACGGCTCTCGGGCCCCGGCGCGTATAGCGCGGGACGGTGATCAAATCGCGGGTTTTGCCCGACGGGTCAAGGGGCGAGTGGGCGCCCGATCAGTCGAGACACGACGCGGGCGAGAATGCCCGGCACCGGCACAGTCGCCGCCACCTCGCCCTTGTACCGCGCCCAGGCGAGAGATTTAAGCCGGTCGCGCGCATCCTCCGGGCTGCTGGCCTTGACCTTCAGGGCCCAGGTGCCGCCATCATGTGGGTACTCGAACAGGTAGTCCTGAAATCCGTCCGCCACCGGAGGCCCCATGCACTTCGAGATCTATCGCGACGTGAAAGGCGAGTGGCGCTGGACGCTGTATGCCTCCAACGGCCGTAAGATCGCCGACAGTGGCGAAGGATACCACAACAAAGCCGACTGCGAGCACGGCATCAACTTGGTGCGGGCGTCGGGCGGGGCAGCGGTCAGGGAGGGAAGTCCCGCAACAATTCCGTTCGGGTTCCCTCCTGGCTTAGAGATCTAGGCTACCGTCCCGCCATGCCCCGCTGGCTCTTCGAGACGATCTGCGTCCTAGCCTTCGCCACTCCCATCGGAGCGATGTGCCTGCATGCATGGCCGTTCGTCATGGGCCGTCCTTTGCCGTCCGCGTTAGACACCGAGGCGGCTCTGCTCGGCTCGCTCTCCCTGCTCTTGAGCGCCGGGCTGACCATGCTGATGTCCACGAGCATTCAGCCCGCACGTAGGCGCCGCTGATACCCCGTTGGCCTGGGGCTGCCGCTTTTCTTCAACGATTGGCGTGGTAGCGTGGCGGTATGCTTCGCCGCCGCTCCCGTCCAGCTATCCTCACTGCCGTGGCGACGCTGCTCGCTGGAGGCGGGCCCGTCCAAGCCGCCACCATCCTTGCGCGATGTGGCCCTTCCGTCGGTCAGAGCTACTACTTTGAGGCCGGCGTCGTCGGGCCGGGGCAGGGCGGCTGGAAGAAGGACGGCTTCGATGGCGGCCGGATCACGGCCTACATCAACGACAAGGATCAACTCGACATCCTGATGAAGGATGGAACTGGGCTGAAAAGCTACTTGGCCGAAGGCTACAAGATTTCGCTCGTAAGCCTCAGCAAAGAGGACAGATCCTTCCTGCTCTCTGCGTACGGACAAGGCTTCGCCGAGACGTACCTTTTCAAGGTCAACGATCTCGGCGTCGGCACACTGGCCTGGACCGCCAGCAAGGTGACGCCGCTCGTGATCCGCACCACCGTCATGACGGCAGAATGTGGCCCAAAGTACTCGATCGAACCCTGATGCCCCGCTGGCTCTACGTCGTCATCTGCCTCGTTCTCTTCACCGCCGTCATGCTGGCGCTGCGGGCGGTGCTGCACGCGACGGTGCCAGGAGCGGTCGAGTGGGCCTCATCCAAGATCGGGGCAGAGGCCCTGCTAGGAACGTTTCTGATCCTCATGGCCATCGGCGGTGTGTGGTCCTACCTGGAGCACCGCCGCCAAGCGTCAGCGCGACGGCGTTGACGGCTGAGCGGCGGATGACGCACCTCGACCACCAAGCTGGATCAGCTTCGACGTCAGGATCTCCGCTCCACGTCCGCCCGGGTTTTGCGTCCCGAGTAGGCGCAGCATGGGGATCGCCTGCGGATCGGTGAGAATGCGCGCGATTGCTTCGCCGTCGCGCCGGATGCGCATTTCCTGAATGACCTTCGTGCCACCACGGCGAGCGCCGACCAGCGCGCCGCCGAGAGCACCACCCGGCCCGCCTACGGTCGCACCCGCTGCCCCGCCCGAGACCACATCCGTGATCGCCTGGCCGACGGCGCCGGTGCCCTCCCTCATCCGCGACTGGATCGCCTGATTGAACGCCGTGTCCGACCCCTTCTGCGGCCGGTAGCCGGTCGCCTCCAGCGTTGTCAGCATCCGGTCGAGACCCGTCCAAAGGGTATCGCCATCAGGGAGCGAGCGGATCGCAGCCTCAAGGTTATGGCGCCGCTGTCCGTTTCCGCGGACGGCCGAGGCGAAACCAGCGCCGCCATACAGCTTCGCGACTCCCTTCGTCGTCTCTGTCGCGTCGTTGAAGACCGTTTCCAGATAGATCCGGACCGTCTCGCGGGCCGCCTTCGGGTTGTTGCGGGCGAGCGCCTGGACTGCGGAGCGGATCTCCTCCTGCGAGTTCGCCAGAACGTCGAGCTTGTTCGGGAAAAGCACCGAAATCGCATGCTTGACGTCCGGTTGCTCGGCGATCTGTCCCAGCGGCGATGCCTCGACGCGCGCCATGCCCTCTCGGGCGAGCACCAGGTTCGAAAGACGGTCCCGGAGCGCGGGAAGCTGGTCGAGGACGTCCGCGCTGTCCCGCATCGCGGTGCGCAGCGACTCTGCCGATACGTCACCCCGCGCGTCCGTGACGGCGTCGAGGATCTGCGTCGAAAACCGTCGCTCCACCGCCTCGCGGGTCGCGGCACCGCCGTTCGCCAGGGCCTCGCGCAGCGCCGTCGGCCCCGTGAACGCCTCCGGCACCTGCTCGGCTGGGGTGCGGAACGGGCCCGGCTCGCCGCCCGGCACGTTCTCGCGCGCCGTCACCCGGTTCAGGGGCGCGTTAGGCCGCTCGAAGGGGGCGAGGGGCGCCGAGTTCCGAGCGAAGTTCGTGTCGGCTGTGGCCACCTCCGGCACGCGCTTGAGTTGCCCGTCGAGCGCGTTGCGGGTGATCGTCAGGTCGCGCACCTTCGTGCCGTCCCCGATCTCCAGAGCCTGCTTGATGTCGAAATCGAGCCGCTCGCGGGCCTTGAGCAGACCCTCGACGCTTCCGTCGATCTCACCGCTGGGCTCGAACAGATTGCGCTCCGCCGAGCCGAGGGCGCTCCGAACATCACCCTTGGCGAAGCGACCCTGCTCAGCCACCGCCGCCAGCGCGGGGCGGGGATCGACCTGCATGAAGCGGACGTCCGGGATCTCCTCCGTGACGGTGGTGCCCTTCACGTAGGGGGCCGGCGGCTCGCGCATCCCCGCCACCGTGCGCTCGTAGGCGTCGAGCGGATCGACGTGCTCGCCGCGCATCAGGGCCCCGAGCGTGCGGCTCCGAACCTCCGGATGCAGGCTTTCCGGCGGGACACCGGCTTTGCTCAGCGCCTCGTCCAGGCTGCTCTCCGCCTGCGACTGCGCCGCCCGGAACTCGTCGGTCACTTGTCCCTGTCGCCCGCGCGCTGCGGCGGCCTGCCGCTCGGCGTCGATCGGATAGCTGGGAAGGCCGCGCTGCTCGTTCTGAAGCTTGCGCAGCAGTTCATTCGTGATGTCCCGCGCAGCACCGCCATCGGCATCGGCGCGCAGATAGCCTGCCTCGATCAGTCGTTCGCGCCAGAAATTGTCGATTCCCTTGCCGCTCTCGCGTGCGACGTTGCCCATGCCGGGGATGTTGAACCGGTGCAGGTCAGTCGCGAGCACATCGCCATCGAGCCGCAGTCCGCCGTGTCGAGCGACGAAGCGGGCGAGGCTTTCCGCACCGGCGTCGGCCGAAGCCTCGACAACGGGCGAGGGGTCCATCGGACGCGGGGCGGCATCGGTGAAGCGAGGCAACCCCTCCGGACGGGTGACGACCGGCTCGCCGGGACGCTCCACCGTGATCATCCGCTCGACGCCGACATTCTCCGGAGCCTCACGGGCGAGCCGGTAATCGACGTTCGCACGCGCATCCCGTGCCGCCTCGCGCAGCGCACGCACGCCGCCGAGTTCGGTCTGGATCGCCTGCCCGGCCTGCTCTGGCGTGATCCGCGGAGCCTGTGCTCGGCGTGCAGCACTCAGGACCTGCCCCTCGGGGGTCTGTGCGACACCAGCTCGAGCCGCATCCTGAAGGTCGAAGCCAATTTCGGTCGGCTTCAGGTTCGGAGCCGCCACGCGGTCGAAGGCGCTCTTGCCGACGTTGTCCACGGAGGCGGGTCGGGCGGCATAGAACTCGTTCATGATGCGGCCGCCTTCACCGCCGGAATTGCCGACGACCCGGGCGAGTTGGGAGGCGCGTGTTGCCTGCCCGCCGGTCGCCGCGTTCAGCGCCTCGTCCAGGGTCAGCGCGACGCCGCCACCGGGCAGGTTGCGGGCCTGCTCGATGAGGAACTGCGCGGATTCCAGATCCTTCTTGGAGACACCTTCGAGCGCCTCCTTCACGAGGCCGTTCGACCGGCCCCGCGATGTGACGGCACCGACAACCTTGCCGACACCTGCACCCACGATCGGCCCTGCCGCACCAAGTCCAGCCCCGATAGTGCCCCCAACGACGGTTGCGGTCGGATCACCGCCGCTCCGAACAGCAGAGTCCGCAGATCCGAGACCGGCGCCCGACAAGAGGGACGCGCCAGTGCGCATCTTCAGCGAGGCAGCGCCGGCACCGAAGGCGGCTGGCGCGGCCGCAACGAGCGGGAGCGTACCGACGACGCCACCGACCAAGGAAGCCCCGGTGCTCGACCACGGGTTTTCAGAGGCAGCCTCGGCGCCGCGCTGCTCGATGCCCTTCAGCTCATCCGAGAACCGCGTGTCGTTCCGAAGCGAGCGAATCCCGGCCGCCAGCTTGTTCGCCGCCGACATGACGACGGGGCCGACGACCGGCACACCATCGACGAGCCCTCGAGCGACGGCCTCGGCCGCCCCACCGTTCGTGGGCGCCGGAGGGCTTGGGCTGGGTGCGGGATCGGCTGCCGAGGCAGTCTTCCCCGCCCCCTGGTAGTGGCGCAGCAGAGCGGTGCGCATCACGCCATCGGCCGTGCCGGACGGGAACGCGAACACCTGACCGTCCGGGCCTTCAACTTCGATATCGGGCGCGTCCATCAGTTGAAGGCTCCGGTTTTGGGATCGAAGCGCATGCGCTTGGCCGGCGTCATGGACGAGCGCGGCGCGGCTGCGGGTGCCGGTGCTCCCTCGTAGGGAACGAGCGCGCCCGACTGGTCGAACACGCTATGCGGACGGTACGAGGGACCGCCCTCTCGGGCCATCGCCTCCACCGACCGCCGCCGGTTGGTGCGCTTCTGCGCGATCACATCCGCGCTGTCGCCCGGCTGGGGGAAGTACTGCGCATCGGCGTTGTCGAACTCCTTCTGGGAGATCGCGGCGCCCGACTCGCGGCGGAGCTGCGCGTTCACGAAATCCCGCTTCGCTTGCTCGAACCGCTGCCGGTCGGCCGACTTCATGCCGTTCGGCGTCCAGCCGCTCACCGTGCCCGCGATGCCGCCGCCGAAGCCGCTGTTGATCCCCTCCAGGCCGCGCAGCGTCTGCTCGGAGCCGAGCATGCGATCCGAGAACCCGGCCGCCTTGCCCTGCTCGTTGTTGAATTTACCCGTCGCGTAGGGATTCCCTGCCGCCGACGCTGAGGCTCCACCATCAAGGTCGGGCGCCTCCCACTGACCCGTGCGCGGATTGAGGACGCGGGTCTCCTTTGTGCCGTCGGAACGCTCGAAGGTCTGCGCTTGCGGACGCGGCAGCGTCCCGATCGCGACCGGACCATCCTTCGCGGTCATCTTCACACCCTGGCCGGGTGCGATGCCGAACCGCTGAAGCTCCTCCTCGGTCGCCGGCCGCACCGGCTGGCCCTGCACGAGCATCTGGTTCTGAGTCGGGTCGTCCTCGTTGTAGACCATGGTGCCGCCGTCGGGCGTCGGGACCTGCCGCCACTTCGCCTTTTCGGGCTTGCCGGCTTCCGTACCTTCAGCCTGCGCCTTCGCCTTCTCTCGGATGAAGGTGGGGTCGTTCTCCCGCCCGTGGTTCGGGTCGCGCACGATCTTGAGGGCCTCGGTCAGCGCCGAGCTGTTCGAGGCCTGCGCCATGGCCTCCTGATCGGACAGGCCGGGATAGGCACGCTTCAGGAGGGCTGCGTTGCCGGACAGGGCGCCGGTTTCCTGCGCAAGCTTGCGCTGCTTGAGTCCGTGCTCCGCCTTCGCTAGATCCGTGACGGCCCGGTCCCGCTCGTTCTTCGAGGCGAACTGCATCGCCGCCGACACGCCGCCAGCCCATGTCGGGGACGACAGCAGGCCAGCGCCGAGCGCCCCGAAATAATCGCCGTTGTCCTTCAGCCCTTTGCGAAGGGTATCGCCGAACGACGGGCCCTCCGGTGCGGCCGTCGGTGCCGGGGCGGGAACGGGCTGCGGTGCGGCCATGATCGGTTGAGCGCCGGCGGCTGGGAGATCGGCCTCCGCAGTCGAGAACTCGGCCGGCCGCGCGGGCGGCAGCGGGACCGTCATCGCGCCGCCAGGGGACGGCGGTGCCACGTCGGCGAGCCCGGCGCGGGGCGCGGGCGCCGCAACCTGCGGCACCATGCCGGTCGCCCGCTCAAGGCGCTGCACGTCGGCCTCGTTCTCCGCGATCGGCGCAAAGCCCTGCGGCGCACCGAGCGGCATCCGGCCGAACAACCGGGCGAGATCCTCCGGCGCCATGGATGCGCCGAAGCCGAAGGGAGATGCGGACATCGGGGCCTCCAATCACATGAACTTCGAGGCGACGGACGCGCCCGCGAGCCCCATGCCGAAGAGCTGCTGCAGGAAGCTCGCCTTGGGCGTCTTCGTCGTCGTGGTGCCCTCGGTCGTGCCGCCGAGGCCCGCCGCCGGCATCGCGAGGCCGCTGTAGAGGCCGAGTTGCTTCCAGGGGGCGCCCTGCGTCTCGTCGAAGATCTCGCGCTCGCTATCGAGGGCGGTCTGCCGCGCCTCGTCCTGCGCCGCGCCGACGGCCCCGACGGTCTTACCGCCGCGCTCCAGCGCATCGAGGATGGTCGGAACCTGACCCGACGCGGAGAGGCCGGCGGCGCGGTCGCCCTGTGCGGCCGAGAGGAGGGCGCTCGCCTGCGTGAGGCGGCGGGTGATGTTGTCGGCGTCGAGGCCGGCGAGCGCCGTCTCACCCGAGAGCGAATCCTTGAGCGCACCTTGCGCCAGCCCGGCCCCGGTGGAGGCGATACCCGCGTTGCCCTGGTTCACGTTGGCCACGGTCGAGAGCAGGTTGCCGGCGAGCCCGGCCCGTGCGTTGCCCGCCGCGTCAATCGCCGAAGCGGCCGACGCCTGCCGACCGCGCTCCGCCTCGTAATCGTCGTAGCGCAGCTTGGTCCCGATCCCGGCGACCGCATCGGCCGTCGCGCCGGCGAACCGGCCCGAGCCGTAGCGACCCGATGCCGAGAAGGCCTGCGCCACCTTCGTCGCGGCCTCGTTGCCCGAGCGCGAGATGACGTCATCGAGGTACGGGTTCGCCCCGCCGAGGAACTTGCCGTCAGCCACATCCTGGAGCGAGCGCTCGGTCTGGCTGGGACCGGTGGCGAAACTGCCGGCGAGCCCGGCCACGGGCGAGGTGTCCGTCGCGTAGGCGCCGCCCGCCATGTTCGCCCCGGTCGTCGCCGCAATGTTGTTCGGATCGGAGAGCTTCGCGACCGCGCCGCCGGCGCCTGCGGTGCTCACCGCCGGATTGATGGCGCCGAGACCGGACACGGCCTGCTGCGTCGCCGCCGTGGAGCCGCCGGAGCGCGCCAGACCGCCGACAAGGTCGTTGGCTGCCGTCGCCGTGACGTTGCCGGTGGTCGCGGCGTCCTTGAGCATGCCGAGGCCGGCCTGCGTGTCGGTCCCCATGCCGGCAACGCGCTGCCCGCCGTAGACCTGCGAGCCGACGCCGGACCGATAGGCGTTCGTCGCGCCGCCGAGGATCTCGTTCAGCGCCGGGACCGCCGGAGCCCACGGCTCCGTCTTCTGGCTCTGCTGCTGGGTCGTGGTGTTGGAGCCGCCGCCGCCGGGCATGGTCAGAGATCCTTCACGAGGGAGACGAGGGGGCGGCGGCGGTAGCCGAGGAACACGCGTTCCCAGCCGGGGCGACCGCAGAGGCGGACGCTTTTCGCGCCGTGGAACCGGGCCCAAGCCTCGAAGTCGGGGATGACGTGCTGCCAGGATGCGAGCGAGCCACCACCGGCCGCCACGAGTTCGCAGGCGGTCGAGCCATCGGCCTGGATGCAGAAGCGCGCCACGGCAGCGGCCAGGATGCGGGGACCGTCACAGGTCAGGAGCAGGCGTGCGCGATGGGCCTCGCACTCGGCGCGCAGCGTCTCGGCCGAGATGTCACCGACCCCGCGCTCGCAGGCGCGGCGCAGATGGTGCTCGACGAGCGGCCATAGGGGGCCAACCGCATCGACGTTGGCGGCGTAGAAGCGGATCACGGTCTCCGAACCTCGAACCGCACCCGCCGACCCTCGCCGCCGGCCGTGTGGCCGAGCACGAAGAAGCCGCGGGCCGCCTCCTGGAGGAAGATGCCGGCGGCGGCCGCGCCTGCGTCAAGCGGCGCGAACGTCACCAGCGCGCCGGGCACGCAGAGCCGGGAATCAATCCGGGTCTCGGTGCCGGTGGTCAGCAGCGCATCAGTCCGGGAGAGCGCGTTCGTCGCTCCCTCCGCCATGTCGCGCAACGCCGAGACGATGCGGGCCGGGTTCGTCTCCTGAGGGCCGGGCAGGTTCATCGGCGCCCCTCGCGCGTCGCGTCGGGCTCGATGCCGACAGCGTAGGACCAGGTGGTGCCCGCTGGAATGCGGATGCGGGCGCGATGGACGCGCGCCGAGACGCGGCAGGGGGCGAAGCGCTCGACGGTCGGCGCCGTCTCCGGCTTGAAGGCGACCGCATCGGACACGCGTAGCGTCTCCCGGCCACCGACGGCGACCCGCCAATCGTCGGCATCCGTGTCGAGCCTGATGCCCCGCACGAATGCGCGGTCCGGCCGGAACGGCATGATCTCGGCCGTCTCGATCAGAGCCTCCAGCGGATCGCCGGTCAGCAGGGCGAGGCGGTTGTCGGCGGTGATGAAGCCGAGCGCCGGGACACCGCCCGCATAGCTCGGATCATCGAACGAGAGTTGGCCCGGGTCGTCGGTCGAACCTGCAATGGAGTCGATGGAGACGGCCGGCGTCGCCGCCGCGAGACCCGCGCGCAGCGTCACCGCGATCGGGCCCGTCCAGCGGTCGAGCAGCCAGTCGTAGAGCAGTGCCTCGCCGAGCAGGCTCGGATCGGAGGCCGGCGCGTTCTTCAGGCGGTAGGCGAACAGGATGCGCGGCCCCGTCGCGTCGCGGATCGCGACCGTCGCGCCGATGCGGTTCGGGTCGACCCGGTCGAGGAAGAAGCGGTTCACCCGCTCGGCGCCGATCGGCACCGAGGCGCTGCCCGCGTAAGGGAAGGCGTGGAAGCCGTCGCGGTCGACGAAGAACACGCGCGGGCCGGCCCGGACGACAGCCGAGGGCGAGACCGCGCCGCGGTTCTCCTCCAACAGCGAGAACGAGAGCACGCCGGCACCACCCGACACATCGAGGCGACGGATCGCGCGCTCCTGGAGGACGAGGCCGAACTCGCCGCCGACCACGGCCATGACGGCACCGCCGTCGGGGAAGATCTGAATGTCGCCGTCGTGGCCGTTCTGCTCACCCAGCGGCCAGGACTCGGGGTTCCCGATGTCGGACCACTGCACCGCGTTGCGGTCGGTGGCGAGACCACCCTGCACGACATACTCGCGCACCACGGCGACGTGCCGCGCCCGGGGCGGCGGGAAGCCGCTTGAGGCGCCGAGATCGCGGAAGGTCGTGCCGCTGTCGACGTCGATGACCTGCGGCGGGGCGCCGAGATGCACCGCGACCAGCAGCGAGCCGTACAGGGCGAACGACCAGCTATCGTCGGACGGCATTCCGTAGGGGCGCGACGGGTTCGAGACGTCGGTCCAGCCGCCGGTGCCGTTCGAGCGATAGAGCCGCGAGCCGGTGCCAGCGAAGAAGAGCGGCACCCCGAAGAGCGGGCTCGTCACCGTCACGGCGCCGCGGCACACGTCGGGCAGGGAGTCGGTGATCGGGTCCGGACCCGGCAGCGGCGCGTAGCCGTCGGCGCGGGGCATGACGTTGCGGGCGACGGCGCAGACAGACGCGTCGATCGAAGCCACGTCCGGCGCATAGGGCGCCAGCGGCGCGCGAGGCAGCGGCTCGGCCATGTCAGCCGACCGCCTGCGCCGCCATGGTCTCGGCCGCGGCGACCGTCGGGCGCGCGGTGCGGGCGGCCGTCTTCTGCGTGTCGGCCTGGCCGAAGATCGCGCCGAGGCGCTCCTTCACCAGACCGAGCCACTGTGCAGACTTCTCCTCGTCCTTCTGGAAGAGGGCCGCCTCCATGAGGGTGCCGTAGAGGTAGACCTCGGGCGCCTTGGTGATGAGCCAGTTCTTCGGGGCCGCCTCGGTCAACGCCGGGATACGGCTGTAATAGATCATCTCCAGCTTGCCGGCGGCGGCGGGCATGACGCGGACCCGACCGGCGAGCACGGTGTAGAACTGCGCCGGGCCGTTCGGGCGGTGCCGGGTGCGGAACTCGGGGGAATCGGCCTCGACGTAGCGCAGCATGAGCGGCCGCTGCGGGCTGCCAGCGGGTGGCCTCCACTCAAGGGCGACCCAATCGATGAAATCGGCGGGCAGGGCGATCGACCCCGCGGCGAGATCCAGGAGGCCGGTGGACTTGTGCATGTCCACGACCTTCAGATCGGTATTGAACCGCCCCTCGGCCCCCTGGATGAAGAGCGGCGCGAAGCTCTGGAGATCGCTACGCGCGAGGTAGGACTCGGTCGCCGCCAGAAGCGACGGGTAATCCGTGATGGGATCGGCCATGCGGGCGGGCTCCGGTCAGAGGTAGGAGGCTTGGATCTGGCCGGACGACGCGATGACGTTGGAGCGGCCCTTCAGGCGGCGCTCTTCATCGGCGACGAGGAGGGCCTGCGCCTGCGCCAGGGACGGCTTGGAGAGGCTGTTGAGCGCGAGGTGGCGCTTCGCCCACGCGGCGATCAGCGAGCCGGCCTCGTCGGTCCAGGCGTTGCCCTGGTCGAGCAAGGGCGCCTGCAGCAGGACGTGCGCCGTCAGGCGGACCGTCCACTCGCCCGAGGGCACGGGCCAGAGCCGGATGGAGCGGTCGAAGTAGGAGAAGGCGCAGGGGCGTGAGGGGCCGGCCGGGTCGTCGAGGCGCTCAATCTCAGTCTCAGGCATGCGCCGGAGCACCGCGGTCTGTTCGCTCTCGATCAGCACGGCGCTGTCGATCGCCAGCAGGTCCGGGATCTCATCACGGTCACCGCGTCCATACAGGTCGATGCCGGGTGCGGTCTGGAATGTCAGCGAGCGCTCGTTGAAGAAGAACCGGACCGGCTGGTAGTGCCGAATGGCCCGCTCAACCGCCTTCGCGACCTGCGCGCCCAGGTCGGCCCGCTCGATGTCGTCCTCGATTTCCGCGATCAGCTCGGCGAGCGTCGGGCGGCCCTGATTGTCCGGCATCGGCGTCGCTCGGCTGTGGCGGGGGAGGCGACGGCGGGGCGCTGGGCCCCGCCGTCAGGGCAGCGGCCGCGAAGTGCAGCCACGCGAGGGTGGACATCAGCCGTCGTTGTTCGGGACGTAGAAGAACACGAGCGTCGCGGCGCCCGCGGCCGGAGCGCCGGCAATCATGCCGTAGAGCGTGGTGTCGGCTGCGAGCGCGCCCTTCAGGGTCGCGGTGTCGGGACGCTTCGCGCCGGCCGCGGTGACAGCAGTGTCGGCCGCAGCGAGAATGTCGTTGCCACCCGGTGCCGAACCGACGACGAGCGAGGCGCCGGCCGAGAAGGCGGTGGTGACGAGGACGAGCGCGGCGGTGATGATGGCGCCGGCCGGGATGGAGGCCGGCATCACGAAGGAGCCGTTCGCGGCAACGACGGAGGCGCGGACGTAGTGGACTTCCTGCTCGCGGTACTCGCGGGCAGCCGGGTTCACCGGGGGGACGTTGGTGGCCATGTTGGGCCCTCTCGTGGATCAGAACGGAAGAAGGCGCGCGGAGCCGAAGCCCCGCGCGAGGTTCATTCAGGCGGGGAGGGCCGCTTAGGCGTCGGCGGGCTTGGCGTAGGTCGGGATCACGACGGTGCCGAAGTCGTCGCCGTTGTAGGTCGTCTTCTTCAGACCCCAGATCGCCCAGGCCGACACCTCGAGGTTCCGCTTGTGGTCGAGCAGCTCCTCGTTCCAGCGGTAGCGGGTGTCACCGCCGGCCTTGCCGTAGGCGATGGTGGCAGCCTGCGCGCCGAGCAGCACCGCACGACGGGTCAGCGGAACGGCGGTCGAACCGTCGGCCGAGACGCCGGGCGTGATGTCCTGTGCCTCGCGGAGGATGACGCCGTTGTACTCGCCGAGCGCGCCCGAGAAGATCGGGGACTTGCTCGACTCCGCGCCGGCCATCGCCGCCTTCTGGATATCGAGCCACTGGCCCGCGGCGGTGTTGGTGCGGAGCGAGGTGACCTGCTCCGAGGCGAGGTAGAGGATGTAGAACTTCTTCCCGTTCACCACGACGGGGCGGATCATCACCTTCTTGCCCTGGCCGCCGGTCTTCGCGAGTTCGACCGCCTTGTCGATCAGATCCAGGGTGAAGATGTCACCGGCCACGAGGGCGGCGTCGTTGGCGCGGCCGTTCGGACGCAGGATGCGGCCCTGCGATGGGGCAGTCACCAGGTTGTTGGCGGTGAACTTCTTGCCGAACGGGTTGGCGTTGGCCGGGGTGAAGCCGCAGACGTGGTTGAAGAACGAGACCGTCTTGCGGGACTGGAACCAGTCGGCGAGGCCGGAACGGGCCTGCTCACGCAGGTTGAAGGGCACGCGCTGCTGATCGATCGTGTTCTCGGACTTCACGCCGACGACGTGGCCGAGTTCGTCGATGGTCACCTTGTCGGAGTTGGTGCCGAGCTGCTCGCCGTTGCCTTCGGCGACGTCCGAGGACGAGAAGCCGGCGCCCTTGAGCTGCATGCGCAGACCGAAGGTGACCTGGTCGCCGTTGCCCTTCTTCGTCTCCTCCTTCTCCTGGATCACGGAGGCGTCGGAGGTGCCGATCAGGGGATCGATGTCGATGGACTTGTTCGCCTCGACGGCGAGCTTCTTCGACCAGAGCTTCACGGCCATCGGGTCGTTCTGGGCGAACGCGGTGTACGTCATGGGATTGGCCTCTAAGGGCTGGGATTCCGTGGGGAGGGTGCGTGCGGGCGTGTCGTCGCCGCGCGGACGGAAGCCGGGCCCCAGATGACCGTGGGGACGGTGTGACGGGAGCCGATGCGGGGCTCAGCCGGAGGCACTGACGCGGCGATGGGCGGATCGGGTGACGTCCGATCAGGCGAAGCGGCATGCACCGACGCGCCAGGGCCGCAAGCGGCTGGCGTGACGGAGGTGCCGAAACTGGTGAGGTGCCGCGGACGGGGCTCTGCCCGCACGTCTCGCGACGCATAGTCCTTGGGGCCGTTTTGCCCGTCGGGTCAAGGGGGAGGGCGCGCTACTGCGCCGGATCGCACATGGGAAGCCGCTTCAGAGCAGGCCGAGCCAGCCGATCAGACCGAGCACGGAGAGCAGCACAACCCCGAGCAAGGCACCTCTGACCGCGCCTGCTGCGCACTGCTGCAAAGCTGACGGCGAAATCTTCACCGTCGCGTTCTCTGCCCTCCATCGATCCAACAAGGTCTCGCGCATGCGGGCGACTCGGCGCTATCGAGGCTGTCCGAGATCAGAATTATCTATCTCGAACGAGCCGAATAGTGCGGGCCGGCCACAGGCGCGGGGACCAATCTTTTCGGCTGGGCTGCGCGCTACTGCGTGAGATTAGGCCCCCATCAGGGCTTCGAGCTTGCCCGGGTTCTTGGCCGCGAACTTCTCGAAATCGGCCTCCGACATGGTGGCCAGCATCTCCAGCGTCATCTCGCCGGCCGGGCCACCACCGGCACCGGAGAGCGACTTCGAGGCCGCCTGACCGGCCGCGATGCGGGTCTGCCGCTCGGCCGGGGTCTCGGCGGGTGCAGCCGCAGCGGCGGCCGGGGCGGGCGCCTTGGGCTGGAAGCCGCGCGACTTGGCCAGGGCGAAGGCCTGCTCCGCCGGGGAGAGACCACGCTGCACGGCCGAGCGCACGAAGGCGAGTTCGTCCGCGTTGGCCTGCTTGATCGCATCCGCGTCCGACAGGCCGTAGAGCTTCAGCTCGGCGACGCGGCCTTGCACCAAGTGCTGATAGGCCTCGACGAAGGCCGGTTCGGTGGCCGCGTAGCGCTCGATATCACGCTGATACGAGCCGACGATCTCGCGCGTCTCGGTCTCGGCCCGGGTCGCTTCCGCCTGCTGCTTCTGCTCTGCGGTCATCTGCTGCTGACCGTTGCGGACGTCGGCGAGCTGCTTCTCCAGGTGCTTCACGTACCCGAAGATGTCCTCGTTCGGGTCCGGCACCGCCTCGGGCTCCGGCGCGGCCTGCGCGGCAGCCGGTGCCTGCGGGGCCTTCTGCATCGCCTCGGACAGGAGGCGGAGGCGCTCGTCGCCGCGGGCGAACTTCTCGCGCAGCTCGTCGCGCTCGCGCTCGACCGCCTTCCGGCGCTCACGCTCCTGATGGAACGCGCCGTGCCGGACGAACTTGCCCTTGTTCTCCTCCGCCGAGCCTTCCTCGACCTCGGGATCGACCACGTCGCCGGGTGCGGCAGCAGCGCCAGGAGCCACCGCAGCAGCCTCGGGCGCGCCGGGAGTGGCCTCGGGAGCCGGAGCCGTCTCACCGCCGCCAGCGGGCGCCGCAGGAGCCTCGTCGCCGCGCTCATAGGCGTCGAACATGGCCTGCTCTTCGGGCGTGAAGGCGTCGCCGCCCAGGCTCTCGGTCTGGTCGCTCATGGTGTCCTCGTAACGTGATGGAGACGAAGGCCGGACTGTCGCGCCGGCCGGGCGAAAGGGGTCAGGCGGATCAGAAGCGGCGCTTCTTGGTCCCGTAGGCGCTCACCAGCGGCTCGCCCTCCTCGGGGAGCGCCGGGATCGCGACGGCGTAATCTTCCAACGGCTCGTCGGGCTCGACGACGACCGGGGCTGGCTTCGGAGCCGGCGCACGCGGCACCGGGTTCAGCGGGGCAGGCGGACCGAGGCGGGTCAGCAGGTACGAGATCGCCTGAGAGAGCTCCTCCGGCTCGACGGGGAGCATTCCCTCGCCCCAGGAGCCGAAGAGAGCGAGCAGGTGCTCGTACTCGGCCATCGCCGGGTCACTGGCGCCAGATGCGAACTTGTCGATGTGCGCGACCTCGGGAGGCCGGTTCACCGGATGGAATACGACAAAGGACGCCGCCACCGCGGCAACCTCAACCTCTCGGCCCAAGTATGACCACCGCGTGCCCTCGCGGACCGCGCTCTTCTCGATCGCCATGTCGGGTGTTCCTCTGGGGTCAGGCCGCGAACAGCGCGGCGGGCCCGGCGGGAGGCGCGGCCATCGCCGCCACCTGCGCGAAGCCCTCGATTTGGTCCTGATGGGCGAGGCCGCGCTCGCGTTCGGCCTTGGCGTGCTTCAGCGTCGCGCCGGCCATCATGTCCTCGATCTTCGCGAGGGCGCTCTGCACCGCGATCTGCTTCTGCTGCTCCGCCTGCGGATCGCTCGGCGCCTGAGACAGCATCTCGCGCATCTTGGCGGTGAAGCTGTCCGGGAACGGCGAGTAGGGCAGGATTTCGAGGAGCACCTGCGGGGTGATCATGTCCCGGATGATCGGGAGCACCTGCACGAAGGTCGCCCAGACCCGCTCCTGCTGGTTCGGCGACGAGGGTGCCTCGTCGATGATGACGTCGTACTTGCCGGCCGTGCGGTCGCGCAGCAGCGGAACGACCTTCGTGCCCTTGGCGCCCACGATGCGGATCAGGCGCCCGTCGGAAAGGTAATTCTGGATGTAGTAGAGCCGGACGCGGCCGATGTGCTTCCGGGCCCGGCGCAGCGAGTCGAACAGGCCGGCCAGGATCGTCATCGCGGCCTGCTTGCGCTGGTATTCCAGGACGCCCGCCTGCTGCTGCTGACGCTGGCCCAGAAGCTCGAGGTTGACGCCCGAAGAGTCGCGGATGGAGCCGATCGCGAACTCGATGAGCTGCCAGTGGCCCGCCGGCAGGACGGGGAGGGGCTTTTCCTTCATCTGGCCCCGAGTGAGCGCGCCCGGGGAAACCCATGTGATCGCGCCGGGCTTGGCGTAGGAGCGCTCGAACTCGGCCTGATCCTCGACCGCGTCGGTCTCCATCAGCATGCCGCCCTTGGCCTGCCGGTTGAGCATGTCGAGCGTCTGGCTCAGCCACTTGTTGGCGAAGCGCTGCGGGTCGCGCATCGGCCGGACGACGCCGAACCAGCTATTCCGGTTCTGGTCACGGTCGCCCGTCATGCAGGCGAAGGAGAATCGGTCGCCCGCCGGCGCCGGACCCTCCTCCAGGATCTCGGCGCCGATGAAGGCCCGGCGGTAGCGGCGCTTGATGCGGTGCACGACCTGCACCGGCATCGCCAGCACGTTGGCCCGGCGGGCGAGCACTTCGCCCTGCTCCGGCTCCATCTCGGTCTCTTCGCCCGTGGTCAGGTCGATGGCGACGGCGACCTTCGCACGCTCCCACCACTGGCATTCGACGATGGTGACGCGGGACGTGCCCTCTTCGGCGGTGCCGTCGCGATCGATGCGGCGCTCGCCGGCCTGGATCTCGCGGTGCGGCGCCTCACCATCGCGATCGTCGGCCCAAGCGGCGTCGAGGAGGCTCGCATCCACGTCCGGAAACAGGCCCTCGGCCTCGGCGCGATCCATGCTCTTGGCCCGGAAGAGCCGACGGGCATCCGAGAGGTTGCGCTTCGTCGCCGAAGCATCCCAGAACATCTCCAGCGGGTTGACCCGATCCTCGACGTAGGCACCGTCGTGGTCGATCTCGTAGTCGAGACGCATCTCGACCCAGCCCATGCCGCAGATCGCGTTGTCGCAGAACGCGTCCGATTCCTCGTCCTCGGCCTCCGCCTCGTTGGCGAGGTAGCGGGACCCCTCGGTCAGCACCTCGTTGAGGGCACCGTCGCCGACCTCGCGGGGCAGATATTGGATGTCCTGGCGTGAGGAGACCTCGGAGCCGGCGACCGCCTTGATGACCGGCAGAACACGGTTGAACGTGATCGGGGGGCGGCCTTGCTCGCGCAGCACCGCCTCGTCCTCGGGGCTCCACTGATGGCCCGCGACGAAATCGTAATCCTCACGGGCGTCCCGGCGCCAGCGCGAGGAGGCGTCCCGGTCGGCGCGGAACCACGCCTTGAGCTTGCGCAGGAGCGCGGCACGGTCGAGCCCGGCCTTCTCCTCGTCGCCCATGGGCTCGCGATCGGCGTCCGTGTCCGTCATGCCGCCCAACCCGATCCTGAAGTGCTGCTGCTGCGCTCGCGTCGGCGGCGCGCGTAAACGTCGTTGGGCCCGTTCACCGGGTCCGCAGGCGAGCGCGGCTCAGCGATGCCGACGGCGAAGTAGCGGAAGGCGTCGGCCCCGTGGCTGGCCCAATCGTGCAGCGGGTTCTTCGAGAACTGCTGCGTCGCCGGATCGACCTCGTACCGGTAGTTTCGGAGCGACTGCAGGCCGTCGGCGCAGAGATCCTCGTCGAAGAAGCAGCGCCCGAACACCTGGCGCGCGGCGTCGATGCCACCTGCCACCGAGAGCTTCGGCACGATGCGGACCCGATACCCGACGTCGCGGGTCTGCTGCTCAATGGTGCGCTTCGAGGCGAGAAGCTCGTTCTGCCCGTCGTGCGGCAGCCAGATCTCGCCGTAGCGGTAGCCGCGCTCTTCCTTCAGCGCCTTGAGCTTGTCGAGGTAGTGCTCCCAGAAGAACCCGCGGTTCTCGTAGAAAGCGAGGATTCGGAACTCGAGGCCGACGACCTGGACGAACCACATCGACGTCTTGTCGGCCCGGCCCAGGTCGCAGAAGACGTGAACCGGCTGCTCCGGCTCGAACGGCACGCTGGTGAAGCGATTGGCCCGCGTCGCGGCGAGGATCTCGTTGCAGAAGATCGCGCCGTCGAGAACCTGCTTGCAGTTGCCGCCCCAGACCGTTTCGTAGGCGATCGGGTCGCGGGCCTTCAGGTCGAGCGCTTCCTGGCGCAGGACGTCCGGAAACCAGGGATTGTCCTCCCAGCCGATCTTGACCACGCGGGCGCCGGTCGGCGGGTTCTTCACGAACCGCTTATAGGTCTCGTCCTCTGCCAGCTCGGTGTTGAAGCTGATCCAGATCTCCGAGCCCGGCTTGCGGATCGTCGGGACCAGGACGTCCCAGGAGGCCTTCGAGACCGTGCGGGCTTCTTCGACCCAGCAGATATCGACGCCCTCGGTCGACTTCACCGACGCGACGTTGTGCCGGAGCCCCTTGAAGATGAACTCGGTCCCGTTGGCGCCGAGGATGCGCTTCTCCTGCGTGTCGTAATAGGCGGAGAGCCCGAGCAGATCGACTTGCTGAGCGAGCAGTGCGTGCGCCGATTCCGCGATCGAGTTCTGGAACTCGCGGGCGCAGAGGATGCGCAGGGGCTTTTGCGCGCCGAGGATCAGGAGCGCGCGGCCGAAGCCCCATGACTTCGCCCCGCCGCGCCCACCGTAGGCGATCTTGTAGCGGGCGGGCTCGAACAGGAAGTCGAGCTTCTCCGGGAACTCAACCTGCATCGGGCACGGGCGCCGGCCGCAGAAACGTCACGGTAATCCCGCCATCCATCAGCGGGGCGCCATCCTTGCCCGTCGCCTCCACCTGCCGCTTATTCGTGAAGGCGTCGCCGCATTCCTTCGCGACCTGCTCCAGGAGGTTGGCGGCGAGCACCGCGTTGCCCCGCGAGACGGCCGTATCAATCAGCTTGCCGAGGGTCCGCAGCCGGACCGCCTTGTGTGTCACCGCGATCGACGCCGTGTCGGTGATGAAGGTCTCGCGCGTGGCCGCGAACAGCTCCCGGAACTCCTGAGACAGCGACGCGCCGGCCCGCTTGCCCGGGTCGTAGGCCTCGACAGCCTGCCGGCTTACCTCGATCGCGAACTCGTCCTTGACCGAGCGCGCGACCTCCGACGGTGTCTCGAACATCGCAAGTTGCTGAACGACGAAGCGTTTCACCTCGTCGGGAAGGCCATTCGCGCTCATCGGATGCGTCAAGGTCCAGTCAGGCCGCGTCCGCAGGTCCCACAGGCGCCCGCGATGTCAGCCTCGCAGATGATCGGAGCCCGGCCCGCAGCCTCGACGAGGGCGCGTGTTTGGCCCGCACCGTTGCCGGCGCCGTAGCGCGCGACAATGGAGACGAACTCCTCGACGTCGTGGCCGCGGATGCCGAAGACCGGCCGGCCCGTCATCTTGCTGAAGCGCGGTGCGCCCCAAGCATCCTTCTTCTGGCCCGCGTGCAGCAGCTCGTGCTCGACGAGGGCGCAGAAGGCCGCGTCGGAACACTGGTCCGCGTAATCGGCGTGGAAGGTGAGCAGGAAGTCCGGCACCGAGCCGAACCATCCCTCGATCTGCTGCGCCCACCGAGCCTTGGCCCAGCGGTTGCCGATGAAGGTGGCCTCCTCGCACATCCCGACGACGCTGTTGCCCTGGCGGGCGTTCGGCAGCGAGCACCAAAGGACGCCGAGGCGGGCATCGCGAAGATGCAGGTGCTCCTCGTTGAGGAGGGGCGCGTCCTCGTCGATGAAGGTGGCCCGCATCCAGGCCTCCAGGTCGTGCGCCGGCTCGACCGGGGACGCGGTCAGCGCACCCTCTTGGCCGAGCAGCCGCTCCGGAGGCCGCGGGCGGGTCAGCATCAGCCCTTCCGCCGCTCGCAGACGATCTTGTGCCGCTCGCCCGGCCCGAGGCCGAGATGCGTCGCCAGGACCTCGCCGACCTTGAGGCAGTCGAAGGGGCCCGCCGGCTGCACCAGCATGTCGGTCGCGTTCTCGCGCGAGCAGGTGGGCGCTTCGATGCCGGCCGGGCAGGCGAGGGCGACGGCGAGGAAGCCGTCGGCGGCGATCGACGAGCGCGGGGCCGCGAGCAGCACGGCCAGCGGCACCACGCCGAAGAGGAGCCACGCGCGGTCGAAACGCGGAGGGCGGGGATCAGCGGTGCCGGTCATCAGTGCACCGTGTCCATGGACGTCGGCAGGGTCGGCGTCAGAAAGAGTTCCGTCCCGTCCGGGAGGACGTGCACCGCCAGATCGCGCTCGGCGCGAACGGCGACACAGCGACGGCGAGGCAGGGCTGCGACGGCGACGCCGGCCAGCACGAGGAGGGCGAGGAAGCGGGGCATCAGGCAGCCACTCGCATGGCGGCGGGCGAACCGCCGAGATCGTCGGTCGGCAGACCGCGGCCGGGCACGATCGCCACGTCGAAGTGCGAGTGCCCGAGGCGTTCCTGCGCGAAGGTGCGAGCGGCGGCCGTGGAGTCGAACTTCTCGGCGCGCTCGACGCTCTTCGTCCAGATCAGCGGGCGCCAACCGCTGGCGGCATCGCCCGCGGTATCAGCGTGTGCGAGGAAGCGCCGGGCGGTGCCGGAGCCGAAGCGGACAGCGTAGACCATCAGCGTTCGGCCCCATTGCTCAGCACGCGGCCGGAGCGGATCACGCGACCGCTCTCGACGAGGTAGACGCGATACGTGCTCGGATCGGCCTCGCCGCGGGCGATGGCGACGGCCTCGCGGGCGGCCTGGATCAGCTTCTGCCCGAAGGTCAGCTTCTTCTTCTTCACAGCCGGAACCTCGCGAGAACGGCCCGGCGCACCTCCGCCGCATCGGCGTCGACGTCGTCGGCGGGTGTGGTGACGAGCACGGGCGTTGCCGCCGGCAGGCCGCGGCCGTCCATCAGCGCACGGACCCGAGCGACCTCGCGGCGAATGGCGCCGGGGTCGCGCAGATGGGCGCCATAGGTGGAGGCGGCGGGCTCGATGCGGCCGAGGCCGATCGCCTCGTCGCGGGAGACGGGGCGGTCGGTCATAGGAAGCCTTTGCCGGCGTGGTTCTTGAAGGCCTTCGCCCGACGGTCGTAGGCCTTGAGGGTCTTCACCTCGCGGTGCCGGGTCACATCCATGACCTTCAGCAGGTCGGCGCCCGCCTCGAGCGCGGAGGTGACGAAGCCGGCGCGCAGCGAGTGTCCGGAGAACAGGGCCGGGTCGAGCTTCGCGGCCTCGGCGTAGCGCTTCACGATGTTGGCGACGGTCCGGTCGGTCAGGTCGAAGACCCGGCCTTCCTTGATGCCGGCGGCGGCGATCCATTCCTCGACCGCCTCGACCGGCTTCAGCTTCCCGCCGCGGGGAATCGCGACGATGTGGCCCTCGCCCTCCTGGTCCGTCTTCGACCGGCGGATGTGCACGAACAGGCCGTCGGGCGTGCGCTCCAGGTCGGAGACGGCGAGACCGACGATCTCGGACCGGCGAAGCGCCGCAGCGAAGCCGAGCAGCAGAACCGCCCGATCCCGCTTGCCGGTCAGCGTGTCGGGCACCTTCTTCAGCATGGCGCCGATCGCGCGGGCCGTGGCAGGCGCCTTGCGCTCGACGGCCACGCCCAGCCGGCGCTTGATGCCCCGGAGCACCGCCTTCACCGCCTCCGCGTTGGTCGGCGGCTCGTGCCCGGCGATCCGGTGCGTGTAGCCGATGGCGGCGGACCTCCGAACGATCGTGGAGGCCTTCAGCCCGCGGTCGGCGAGGCTGGCGAGGTAGGCGGCGACCGTTGCCGGCGAGGCCGGCGCGGCGGGTTGCCCGAGCCCGGCAGCCCAGGCGGTGAAGTCGGACCAATCCGAGGCGTAGGCCCGCCGCGTCGCATTGCTTTTTTCAGCGAGCGCGTACTGCGCGGCCGAGGCCAGATGATCTTGGAAGACAACGACTTCCGCCGGTGCGACCGGCACCGGCAGAGTGGTCATGAATGTTCCGGGAACGACCGTTATCGGAAAACCGGAGGCCTACTCTAAAGCCCGGTTTCGAGTGCTTTCGAGTGGCGGATCAGCCCGCCTTCCGAGCCCGCGGCATCCGCAGCTCGACGCTGAACGACCGCCCGCCGAACGTGCGCCGGCCGGTGCCGAGCGACAGTTTCTCAGGCACGCCGATCTGCTTGCGGCCGGTGCGCACCAAGGCGCGGACCTGCTTGCAGAACGCGTCCTTCTCTTCGAGGTAGGAGGCTGCGTCGGTGAAGCGCCGACGGCAGAAGGCCTCGGCCGCCTGCTCGATCGCCGTGAGTGTGGCGTGCGCGCTCATCGGGGGCCGATCATGGCACAAGGGTCCGCCCGCGTCTGCCGTGGCAACGCTCTGACCGGTGGGCGGTTCGCGATGTGATGGAGGGGAGCGGACAGCAAAACGCCCGGCAGCGGTGAGGCCCCGGGCGCGCGTCTCGCGACACTGATCAGATGCAGGGTTTTGCCCGACGGGTCAAGGACCGGCCTGGAACTTAGCCTAATCGAGAAGCTTCGGTTTGTTGCGCCGTTCCCGCCGCAGCCTCCACCAGAAATAGGTGGATGATGTGGCGCTTGCTAGACTTGCCAGCATGATCACAAGCAGGCCGTTTATGTTGATATTAAACACACCGAACTGATGAAGCATTATAATTGCAAAGCACAGATGGCCGGGCACAATGCTCGCCACAAGCATCGTGTGAGTGCTCGCTCTTCCTTTGGCGCTTAGGCGCCGGCTAGCACGGAAAATCCGCGCAGCCTGAAATACCTGGCTTAGCCTGCCAGGATATTCATTGATATGCGCTCTCCACTCCTCAAGATATCGCTCCTGATCGCCCCCGGGCAGGCGCTTGACCGAAAAAAGCAAAATCTTGTCAGCAAGCGCTGGAAGCGAGGCAGACACCTCATCTTTGATTAAGCCGACAAAGACCGCGCTCGCCAACGCTCCAATTGCCGTGAGGAACATTGTCACGACGCCCATGCTTCGCCTCCCTTAAGGGCCGGCATCTGGAACTCGGACAGCGCCGCTCGAGCGCGAGTCTCGCCAAGTCCAGTCAGGCGGTAGAAGCGACGGCGAGGCCGTCCTGCCTCCACCGGATCGATTGTCTCCCACTCGCTGTCAAACCAACCGGCTTCTTCAAGGCGTGCGAGCATCGGGTATAGGGTGCCGGCTCCTACGCCGGTCGCCTTGGAAATTTCAGCGCCCGAGCGATCGGCTCGGGGCGTCGTCAGATAGAACTTCAGGACCTTCAGCGTTGGCCCCGTCATGCGCGGATCGCGCTCTGCCATGGCGGCTAACCTCGATTGTCGATATAGCCCCTATATCGACTTTCATAACGAGGCGCAACCCGAACAGTTCCGCAGCGCTCCTTGACCATTTTTATGTCAAGCGCATATCGTCAATGGATGAGCGCTAGAGACCGTATCCTCGCAGCCCTTGCGGCGGACCCGAAGCTGACCGCGCGGGACCTGGCTGAGCGTCTTGAGATCTCGAAGCAGCGCGTCCACCAGATCCTTCGGGATGCGGGCATGAAAGCCGCTCCATCCATCCGAGGCCGCAGACCGATTACCACCGCGAGACACGCGGAAGGCAGGATGAACGGACTTGGCAGCCTTGGGAGACTGGCTCCATCGTTTGTTGGAGCCGCCCAGGAACTGGTGGTCTGCGTGGACCTCATGCGCCGCGGTGCGCACGTCTACCGGGCGATGTCGCACGCTAGCCCTGCCGACCTTATCGCGGCGATCGGCGACCGTCTGCTGCGCATTGAGGTGAGATCGGGACGACGGAACACCGAGGGCCGTCTATCCTACTCACAGCCCCAGGCCGGCAGGTACGACGTCCTCGCCGTGGTCGAACCCGATGGGGCTGTCACCTATAAGCCCGAATGGCCGGCTTAAGTCAGCTCGCGCATCCCCCGAATGTGCTGCCCTTCGGCCCCGGTCGCGGTGTGCTGCTGATCGGTCAGGGATTCCAGCAGCCAGCGGAACCGCTTCGCCACGTCGGTGGCCGCGCGCTCGCCCGAGCCCTTGCCGGTGCGTGCCGCGTAGGCCGCGAAGGTCTGACCCTCGGCGAGGATGGCGCGCATGAAGTGGACGCCCACACCGCCGATTGCCTTCTCAAGCCGGGCCGTGAACTTGCGAACCCGCTCGGCGTCGTCGATGGCGTAGATGATCGCCAACTCGTGCGCGATGGTCTGGTCCCGCGAGCCGCCGGCATTCCAGCCACCGGAACCAAGACGGGCGCCGGAGCCGCGCTCGAAAACGGCCTGGATCATGCGGCCGACCTCGAACTCGGCGCGCTCGATGCGCTTGCCGGCAAGCTCTTGCGCCAGGACATCGACGCGGCGGTTGATCGCGACTTCGCGGTAGGCGCCCGGCTCGAACGGATCGGGCACGTTGGCGCGGCCGACGACGATTTCGCGATCGCTGGCAAGGCGCGGGAGCGGACGCCGGGAGGACGCCGCGCGGCGGCTCTTCTTGTTGGCGGAGATCGAGATAGACGAAGCGGCGACGGACACGAGCCAGACCTCGGAAGGAGCGCGACCGGTCTGGGCGCTCGGTAAGATCACGGATCGAGCGTCCGTTTCCTCACTGTCAAGACTCAATCACGAGGTACACGATAGTATGGCAAACTCGAAGGTGGCCACAGATCTTACCAAACAATTTGATGGACAAAATGGACGCGCACAATTGCCCCAAGCTGAAAATCATCCAATAACTTCGTTTGCAGATAAGCGAATTTGATTCTCTATGTTGCGCTATTACAATATTTGAATCTAACATTCCATAAAGGCATCCCGCCCTGCATCGCAAGCATTGGTATTAATCACGAGGGATATGTTGCTACTAGTTTCAATAAAGATTTAGGATCGGTCGAGAAAAAACGGGTGCTTCGCATCATGGCTCTAGGCCTGCCTTCCTGTGTTTACTTGACGATGATTGCATGTGCAGCGTTGCCAATAAAATTCGGCGATCAAAAAATGCGCGCTATCGAGCGTGTATCGCAATCAAATTGGGCGCAGTGCTACGTCAGGGAGCCCGGCCGAGTGCTTATTATTGCAAACGGAAACTACAGCTCTCAACAGTGCTTTGATTTGGCGGTTAAATGCACTGGAAACACCGCGATCACCTCGCACTATAGCACCCAACCAGTTCTGGTTAACGAAACATTTGCAGTTTGCGATAAATTATAGTAAATTTAATTCATAAGATGAAATAAAGCAGACGTTTGACAAAAGGAGGATTAGATGTACTTTGCAAGGGTAATATTTGGCTTCGCGGTGACTTTGACATCCCAACTCCCTGTATTTGCTGGGGAGTATCGAGCGTGTGCTAATATCCCGGCAACCGGTCAAAATTGCGCTGGCGAGAAACACGCATGCGGCGAAGGCTGCGTCAAATGCGGGTCGGTCAGCGTTGGAGCTCCAACTGGGCAGAAAATAGTTGATGTGAAGGGATATGGGAGTGATAGAGCCTATTGGGCCTGGGAGCAGAGTCCAACTTTATCTGGCGCCACAGCAACCGGCAAAGCAAAGAACTGGAGTCACGACCAAGCTCTCGAAGCATGCATTCTACTCAAAACTGAATAGATCGATTGCCACACTCGCATGTATTTATAGTATAAAATAATCACGTAATTTGTTCTGCGGCATTATTCAATTCGAGTTTTTGGCGGCTGCGATCTTCTCGCAGGCCTTGATGCGGCGGCGGTCGAAGGTGGCGCGCGACCATCGGGTGCGACGGCAGAACTCGGCGATCGATCCACCGACCTCCCCGTGCGTCGCCATCGAGCGAGCCCAGAGAAGCACGACCTGCCGATCCTCGCTCTTGTCGCCGAGCACGGTGCCGGAGAAGGCGACGATATCGAAGGTCGCGTCTGGCACGTCGCCGGCCGCCGCATGGAGCGTGTTGCCGCGCGGGGCATAGATCGGGGTCGAAGGCATCGCGCGGAATGCCGCCTTCAGCCACAGCTCGACGTCGGCGCGGGTCCACGGGGTAGCGGAGCGCTGGGGCGGGTCAGGTCCTTCCGGAGGGGCGAGCATCAGGCTCCGGCCGTGTCCTTCAACCCAGCGCCCGCGTCACGCACGCCCAGAGCACGCCGCGGCGGCGCGACTGCTCCGCACGGCCGGCAGCCTCGCAGGCCTGCATCGTCGGGTGTGTGGTGCTGGTGATGGCGTGGTCAGCGCTGGGCGTGGTGCCGGACAGGAACAGGATCAGGACGACGGACACGGGCGGGCTATCGTGCCTGCGGAACGGCGGGAATCGGCTCGCCCTTCGGCGCGCAGACCCAATAGGCAGAGGTGCCCCAGCCGCCGAGCTTCGCCTTCGACTGCTGCCCGGCGAACTCGCAGGCCTCCGGCGTCGCGAACTCGGCCGTCGTCACCGTCATGCCCGTCGAGGCGGACGAACTGGCGAGGTACAGGATCAGGATCGTCGCTTTCAGCATGGTGTTCTCCTCACTTCCCGAACAGCCAGATCGGCACGCAATCCGGCGGGATGACTGCGGGCCGGCGATCGACGACGACGGAGCCGCCGATGCGGTCGAGGTGGATCTCGCGCTCGCACAGGGCGATGCAGCGGCGCGGATAGACGGTGACCATCGTGCCAGTGCAGTCGGCGCGAGAGGCGCCAGCCGTCCGATGGACGCCGAACAGCGCTTCCGTGCTCCAGCCGAACTCGACGGCGGCCTCGCCCCAATCGTCGAGGAAGGCGAGCATCGCCTTCCGGACCGAACGCCACACGCCGGAGCGTCCAGCCGGGCCCGGCTCAATCCAGATCATGCCGGGGCAGGGCACTTGGTCGTCCGGCAGGCTGATCACGCCGGCCCGCCATGAGGCGACGAGGCGGGCGGAATCGGTGAGGGCGAGGGCGGCGCTCATGGCACGTTCCGTGGCCGAACGCGGACCACGTAGAGCGCCCGCAGTTCGCCGAAGCGCGCTCGCCCGTCCCGGCCTTGCTCGGCGCCGCGGCTGTCAGCGTGCCAGATCCAGCCCGACAGCGGCTCGCGCTGCCGTTCCGGGTAGACGTTCACCCACCAGCACCGAACGCCATCCGCAATCGCGGCCATCGAAGTGGAGGCCATCACGCCGCCTCCCGTCCGTTGCGATCCCGACGAGCCGGCAGGCCGTTGGCGTAGACCGCCGCCTCCCGTTCCACCGCGAGCCGCGCCTCCTCGAGGACGTCCGCCGCCGTGGTGCAGGACGGGTGACCCGGGCGCATGTCCTCCGGCCAGCCCTGGCGCCACTCGTCGCGGAAGTGGGCCGTCGCCTTGGCGAGCCGATTCCGGCGGTCGAGTTCGGGATCGACCGGGGGCTTGGCGACGGTGCGCTTCGACGGCGCGGCCTTCGCCTCAGCCTCAAGCCGGTCCTTCGCGGCACCCCGGACCCAGCCCACCAATTGCGACCACTGCCGGGGTCGGAAATCGGGTTTGACCATCGCTGCGGCGATCCCGGCCTCGACGTCGGCAAGGGTGCAACCTTCGTCCAGCAGCCGGGCTAGGGCTTGCGTGTCGTGAGCGAACAGCACCGGTTCTTGGCCGACGAGGTTTCGGATCCAGGCGGCGAACTCTGCCGTGGTGGTGATCGTGGGTCGGCTGGGCGGCGCCTCGCATGCGCTCGCATGCGTAGCGGCCTCTCCCTGTCCCTGTCCCTTATATTCCCTTTCGGGATTGCTCCCGGCCTGCTCGGGCAATGCATCCGGAGTGCTGTCGCATTGCTTGCGCATACGGTCGGAGGAGCGGCCGTTTCTCTTGGGGGCCGGGTCGGTCGGTTCGGGCTGTTCCGACGGATCTTTCTTGCCCCAGCGAGCCTCCGCGGCGGCCTTGGCCTGCTCGGCGCGGGAGGCCGCCCGGCTGGCGAACTCGCTCTTTTTCTCCCATGCCTCGATCGCCTTCTCGGCGATGACCGGGTGATACAGCCGCCCGTCCGAGCACTCGACCCAGCCGTAGAGCGCCCCAGCCGAGACCTTCTCCCATTCGGCCACAACCCGACCGTAGCCCGCGAACTTCGAGAGCTGCTTCGGATCGTTCGGCAGCGAACCAGCCGGCACCTGGTGCCAGGATGCGCACCACAGCAGGATCGCCGAACGGAACTCGTCGCCGGAGATCTCGTCCACGATGGCGGAATCGCGCAGACGCGCGACCTCCAGCGGCATGAAGGGGAAATCGCGCAGGTCGATGTGCGCGGGGACCAAGGGTTCCCTGATCATGACTTCTGCCAATTCCGGATCGCGTTGAGGGAAGGATCGACCCACGCGCGAACGACTTGGTTGGCGCCGCCAGCGCGGTTCTTGTCGATGATGAGTTCGAGGACGTGCTTGACCCGCTCGTGCTCGTCTTGGGCGGCCGGATCGGCGTCGCGGAAGGCTTGGCTCCGCTCGATGTAGTAGGCCGGCCGGTACAGGAAGATCACCGCGTCGGAGTTCTCCTCGAAGGCGCCGGCGCCGCGGATATCGGAGAGCTGCGGACGCTTGTCCTCGCGCCCCTCGGTGCCGCGGTTGCATTGCGCCAGCAGGAAGACGGGGCAGTCGAGATGCTTCGCCAGCGCCAGTGCGCCGTCGGCGACCTCCTTGAGCCCCTCGTCCTCGCGCCGGAAGGCCCGGCTCGGCTTCACGATGTGCGCGTGATCGATGACGATGCAGCCGAGCGGGATTCCCTTGCGAGCGTAGTGGTTCGCGAGACGGTCGGAGGCGGCGGCGATCTCGCCGATGGTGCGCTTGCCGCCGTCCTCGACGCGGAACGGGATCTGGCGCTGCTCGTGCACCACGCCGGCAACCATCTCGGCTTGCTTCGGCGTGAGGCCGCCGCGGCGCATGATCTGGCCGTAGGGGAGGTGGATGCCCCGCCGCTCCAGTTCGCTCGACGCAAGGCGCGCCGCCACCTGCTGGTGGCTCATCTCGAGCGAATGGTAGATCGACGCCCGACCCTGATCCGCGATCGCGCCGGCAGCCTCGATGCCGAAGATGCTCTTACCCATCGCGGTCCGGCCGGCGATCGTCAGCATGGTCGAGGGCTGCGGCCCGCCACCGATCTCCCGGTCGAACAGTTCGATGCCGGTGGTCGCGAGCACGGGCGCCGTGCCCTGCAACTCGGCCGTAATGCGCTCCATCAGCGCGTCGCTGGCCTCGGCGAAGCTGAAGGAAGTCGATTTCCGGGTGACGAAAGACGCGCGGATATCGTCGATGCGCCCATAGATTTCCTGGAGCGCCACACTCGGCACGAAGCTCACGGCCTCGCGCACATCGGCTGTCGCGATCGCCAGCTCGCGCAGCTGCCAGAACTGCTGCACGACTCGGGCATATTCCTCGGCGGAGCCTGGCGTGCAGGCCTCCTTCGCGATGCTCGCGAGGTACTGCAGCACGTTCATGCCGCCGAGATCGAGTTGCAGCAGCTTCGGGCCGATGACGCCCTTCACCCGCAGGAGGTTCGGGGTCTCGCCTGCCTCGGCGAGCGCGAGCATGGTCCGCCAGATCGTGGCGTGGGTCTCCTGCGCGAAGTGTTCGGGCGCGACGAGGTGCTGGACGAGCGGCAGGATGTGCGGCTGCGTCAGCACCCCGCCGATCAGCGCGGCCTCGGTGTCGAGGCTGGCCTTCGGCAGGTCGAGCAGGGTCGAGCGCGGCGGAAAGGGGACGACCGCGCCGAAGCCGGACGGATCAACGTGCTCGTTCATACGGCCAGCGCCTCCCGGCGCGCGGGCTCGGGGAAGGCGAGGGTGATGAAGGTGTCCCAGGCGCGTACGGCCTCGGCCATGTCGCGGAGGTGCCGGGTCCGGTCGGCGCGCGCCTTGGCTTGCGTGTAGGTAAGGAAGGCCTCGTTGGCGCGGGCTTCGCGCTCAGCCTGCAGGTCGATAACGGACACGGCGCTCACTCCGCGGCTACGGCAAGGAGGGGAGGAGCCCCGATGATCTCGGCCGCAGGGCCGATCCGGCGCGCGGACATCGCCGCATATTCGGGGTTCAGTTCGATCAGCGTGGCGTCGAGGCCGAGCCCGTCAGCGACGAGCCCGACCGTGCCAGCGCCGCCAAAGGGATCCAGCACCTTGCCGGCGACCGGCGGGGTGAAGCGGCACAGTCCCTCGCACTTCGGCTGCGGGAGCGCGTGTCCACAGAGCCCGCAGGCCTGCGCCGGAACACCCGCCTTGATGCACCGCTCGGCCAGGGCCGGCGGGAACGTGGCGAAGTGCGCCTCGCGGTAGGCGCGGGGCGTGATGCTCCAGACGTTTCGGGCGTTGCGGGTGGAGCCCTCCCACGGCACGCCGTAGCCCTGACCAGAATTGCGACCGGAGTTGCCGCCATGGTCAGCCCGGAGCTTCCGCTCCTTGTTGCCCGAGCGAGAGCGCGGTACGCGGTCGACGTTCTCGCGCGAGTTCGGCCCAGGCCGCTTCACACGATCCCGCCCGCGGTCGGGCTGATCAGGATCAAGCTTGTCGAGCCGGCCCCAGCTGACACCCGTGTCGGTACCGCGAGCGGCCGCAACGACATGGCGACCGCCGCTCACCGGCTCGCGAATGGCCTCGTGGTTGTAGAAATAGTCCTCGCTCTTGGTGAGGAGCCAGACCTTCTCGTGCGCCGAAGTCGGCCGGTCATAGACCGACTCGGGCATGGGATTCGGCTTGTGCCAGATGATCTCCGAGCGGACCCACCACCCGTCATCCTGGAGGGCGATCGCCGGCCGGTTAGGGATCATGCAGAGGTCCTTCGGCTTCAAGAAGCCGCCGGCCACCACGCGCCCGTTCGGGATACCCATCCCGTTGATGCCGCCGTTGCCGAGATTGCCGGAACGACCGCGGCGGCTCTGCTGTCGTTCGCTCTCATCAATCTGGTAGACCGGCCCGACGGTCGAGAACGGCTTGTCCCGAAACGTCCGGTCGTCGCCCACCACGTCGGCCGCAGCCCGCCCGTTCGGCGAGGCCGCATAGCAGTCGCCGTAGTTCAGCCAGAGCGTGCCGCGCGGCTTCAGCACGCGCCGAACCTCGCGGAACACGTCCACCATCACGGCCAGGTGCTCGCCCAGCGTCCGCTCGAGACCGATCTGGCCGGCGACGCCGTAATCGCGGAGTCCCCAATAGGGCGGGCTCGTCACCACGCTGTCGAAGTAGGCATCCGGCAGGGCGCGCAGCTGCTCGCGCACGTCGCCGACGAGAATGCGGACCGTCATGCCCGTCCCCCAATCTGGGCGCGCCGGCGAGCCGGCGTGAGCATGAATCCACGTTCCAGGCGCGGCGCGCGCTCGGTGCCGTCAGCATGGAAGGTGCGCTCGCAGGCGAGCATCCGCTCAGCCGTTTCGAGCGCGCCCTGGTAGGAGCCGCGGAAGATCTCGCGGCCAGAGTTGCGGAGGATCCAGAGCATCAGAACTCCTCCACCTCCCAGCCACCACCCTTGCTCTTCGGCAGAGCGCGGATCGCCACGAACCGGAACGGGAAGAGGCTGGCCGCGACCTTGATCTTCACCCGCGCGTCGTCGGACCAATGGCCCTTGACCTCGTGCATCTCGATTGCACCGTCGGCGCGCATGACGGCGAAGTCGGGCGAGTAGAACGTGTTGTCGGCGAGCCGGAGCTTGACCGCCTCGAACATGAACCACGCGACCGTGCCGGCGTGGCGCAGCCCATCGAGATGGCCGCTGTAGGCCGTCTCCGTCTTGTTCATCGCCCCGGCCTTGAGGCGACCGAGCGCGAGCACGGACGCCCCCGGACCGACCCGGCGGGATGGAACGGGGGCGTTCATGGTTAGGCCGCCTCCGTCTCGCGGATTTGGCGCTTGGTGCGACCCCGACCGGACTGGTTCGGCTGCCGAGACTCGCCCTCGCCGTCGTCCTCGTCAGCGCCGAGATCCATGCGGCGCTGATCGGGATCGGGACGCGCTGCGCGGCGCTCGCCAAAGAACTCGCCCGGCTCGGCCAGGACGAGGACGGCCGCGCCGGCCCCGTGCTCGCTGATCTTGGTCGCGTTCGACTGGCTGAAGGCAGCACCGACAGTCAGTTCGATCGAACCGTCGCCCCACTTGCCCTTGCTGCTCACGCGGACGTCGATCGCCGGGAAGCCCTGGTTCGCGATGATATCGACGCTGCTGCGCACGACGTGCTGGGCCGTGCGGTCGATCGCCTCGATGATGTCGCGCTGCCGGGTCTCGGACAGGAGCGAGAACGGCTTTTCCAGGTCCCGGATGTGGGTCAGCAGTGCATCGCGCACGTCACCGCGAAGGGTATCGGCGGCGAGTTCACGCTCTTCTTGCGCGAACGAAGAAGTTGTGGCTTCCATCTTTCTCTCCAAAGCACGGGCAAAGCGCCCGATCTCATTGACCGCCCGGCACCCGCTCCCCAGCAGGCCGGGCGGTTCGCGTTTCAGGGGTGGTAGCGACCGCCCGGCAGGCGCCGCGGCACGCGGGGCTCGTCGATCGCGGGTAGGGCCACCGCCGGCAGATCCGTCGCCGCACCGGCCCGCAGGCGCTCCTCGGCTTGCGTCAGCCCGATCAGCGCGTACCGCCGGCAATTCACGAGGCTCCTCGCCGCCGGAGTTGCATGGTCCCGCAGCAGGTCGTTCCGGCGCACGATCTCGGTGCGCACCGTGTCGATCAGGTCGGCGAGGCCAGCGTCGGATAGGTCGGCGAGGGCGCTCATGGTCAGGCGACCCGGCCGATATCGTCGTGGGCGCGGTGGCCCTGCACGTCCCCCGGCAGGCTGGCGCGGCCGGGCTGGAAGACCGACCGGTTCAGCGCCATGAAGCCCTGCTCGATGGCGGTGCGGCCGATGGAGAACCATCGCGGATCGACGGTGCCCGCCGGCATGGCGGCGAGCTTGTCGAGCTGACGGAGCACTTGCTCCTCCAGCGCCTTGTTCTCGTTGACGAGGGCGACCTTCTCGTCGCTCTGCGGCTTGTAGCCGGCGACCGGGAGGCCCTGGTGCTGCTGGTTCGACATGGTGGCTCCTCAGGGAAGCCGGGCGGCCCGATGCCACCCGGACAGGGCAGGTCAGGCGCCGATGCTGCGGCTGATGCGGGCGAGGGCACCCCGGATGCGGTGCACGGGATCTTGGAGCGCTTCGGCCCGCTCGTTCAGCGACTCCGTGATCGAGTCGGAGATCCGCTTTTCGCCGGTCGTACTCGCATTGCTCGGGACCGTGCCTGCAATCTGCGCGGCGATCCGCTCGGCTTCTTCAGCCACATCGGAGAGCGACTGCTGCACATCCGAGACCGTGTTCAGCGCCGTCATGAGCGTCATGGACGGACGAGCCGCGAGGCTCCCGCCGATCTCCCGACCGCCCTCGTCGTACCCAGGCCGTCCCCGGCTCATCGCGCTAACATTCATTGCTCTTCCCTCTCGCTCAGCGGCTACGGCCGCGGCTTCATCGCCCCGAACAGGGGCAGCTCAGTCAGGTCGGAGGCAGCCGGCCGCCGCGAGCGGCGAGCAGCCGATCCCAGAAGCGGCGGCGCCACGTCCGCACCCGGTTCCACAGCGGCGCACTCCGCCGCGCGAAGAAGAGCCTCACCCGCGCGAACAGCAGCGTGGTCAGACCCGGCAGCGGCGGCGGTGAGCAGGACTTCATCGGCGAGCTTCCTGAGTTGACGCTCGCGCTCGGCGGCGTGGATGGCTTCGAGCCGGGAGAGGACGTGAGACGCGATTTCCTTCGGGGGCCGGTATTTCAGCGCCCAAAGCTTGGAGAAGGGGACGCGGGCCCGAGTAGCGACCCGGCGCATTGCGTTGCCGGCATCGCCCCAACCTGTCGCTTCCCAGCGGATCAAGTCGTCGGCCCAGGTCTGGGCCCGTGAAACGTCAGCGCTAGACATTTGCGCCACCCGCAAAAGCTTTTTGCACACCCTCAAATCCCTCTGTGGTTTCTTCGGACCACTGAGAGAGGACGTGCAGATGAGGGAGGGAGCGGAACGCACGAGGCACAGGAGCGCGACGGCCGACAGCTTGGCGGCGGAGGCAGGCGCGCGAGTAGAAGAGACGACCCAGGAGAAGGGCCGCCCCCGCGGAAACGGGAGCGGCCAAGTCCAGGGAGGAAACACCCAAGAAGGGCATGCCCGCCGCGGGGCGGCGGCGGACTTCGGACGCGCCGCAGGAACGGCGCGAAAGGGGACGCCCGACCTCGTCGGAAACGGTGACCTTCGGGGGAAAGGTCGGCCGGGCGATCACGCGGTTCATTCCGCGCGATGGGGAAAGGAGGAGGGCGGCCGTCATGGCGACACCCACGAAGCGAGCCAGCACAGCCCGCATGCCGCTGCATCGACCACGCCGACAGCGAGCGCCGAGGGCGACCCGCGCAGCGCAGCGCGAGCGAAGCCGGCAACAGCGCAGACGGCGAAGATAACGGCGAGCCCGACCATCTCAGGCGCGCCCCACGACGAGCGACCTACCCCGCATGCGCAGGGCAACGGTCGCATGAGCTTGGCCGACACGGGTGAAGAGCCGCCCGGCCGTCGCTATCATCGCCGGAGCGCGATGACCGGAGACGACCATGCGTCCCGAGGACTTCGACGACATCATCGCCGAGCAGGCCGCGCAGCAGCAGGTGTTGCTGATGGCGCTCCGGCGGATCGCGGCGCTCACGAGGGCCGCTGGCCAGGACCCGACGGCGATCAGCAAGCGCTGGAAGCTGGTCGGGCACGCCGCGATGGACCGTGCGCACTTCACCGTAGCGGCGGGGCACGATGCGGCCGTGCGTATGGAAGCCAAAGCTCGGATCGACGAGATCATCGAGATTGGGTTCCAATAGCGCCGGGCACGAAACCGGCGTTGCTGCGGCATCCGACGGTGAGCGGGACCTCCGCTGCCTTCACAGGCTCGACCGCAGCCTCGAGGGATGGGCTAGGCCGCGGGACATCGGCAGGCCAAGCAGCGTCCACGGGCCAGTTGTCAGAGAACCACTGCAACGTTCTCGCGAGGCGCTTCACGCCAATATCGCAGTCGCCAGACCGCAGCTCCGCGAGCCGAGAACTGTCCTGAAGGGCGCGCTTCGAGACCGTAGTCTGAGGGACGCCGAGGGCCGCGCCGTAGGCGTCGGCTATCGCCAGAAGTGAGGAGATGCCCGTCATGGGCCTAGTCGTAGGGTATGAATACCCCACAGGTCAAGGGGAGACATACCCCTCTGTCCAGCCTGTATCGGGGGTAATAGTACCCCGCATGGAACGGCCCTTCGTCCACCGCATCCGCGAACGACTCGATGCGACCGGTAAATCGGTTCGCAAAGCGGCACTTGATGCCGGACTCAGCGAGACTGCGCTGAAGGATCTTTTGGCCAACGAGAAGCAATGGCCGAAGCTCGACACGCTGCAGAAGCTGGCGGCCTCTCTGGAGACCGATCCGGCGTGGCTAGCCTTCGGCGGTGATGAGGACATTGAGGCGGCGAAAGCCGCAACCGCGGCTATGCCGCCGGCCTCATTGCCAGTCGTAGGTGAGGTGGCTGCAGGCCGCTGGCTTGAGGCCGACGATCACGTTGACATTCCGCCCTATGACCCGGTGCCCGTGCAGCCGGACACGCGCTGGCGCGTCGAGGATCAGTACGGCCTGATGGTCCGCGGTACGTCCCTCAACAGGGTGGCGCTCGACGGAGACATTCTCGCTTGCGTCGACGCGATCGCGGCGCGCTACCGCCCTCGTGAAGATGACCTGGTCATTGTCGAGATGCGTCGGAATGCGGGACTGCTGCGGCAGATGACGGCGAAGCGCTACATGCGGCTGAGCACGCACATTGAGCTTTGGCCCGACTCGGACGATCCGCGCTGGCAAACGCCGATCATCATCCCGCACCCTGAAGACGGACTGTCTTCCACCCTGGAGGATGATGACGGCCGGATCGAGGTGCGGATTAAGGCGATGGTGACCTGGATCCATCGACCGATGCAGACGCGTCGGCGCTAGAACGGAATACAGCTCTCGTCGACTTCGATAGCGACAAGCCTAGCTCGGCCCCCGTCGCAGGCTGGGCACCGGAAAGGCGCATCTCGCAGCATGTTGGCGATGTCCGGCATCGTCAGCGGTACCTCCTCCCCGAACGTGCCGCCGTCGCCGCCAGCAAACTCAAGAGGGCGGGCCCATAGCATCCGCACGTCTTCGCGATCGCACTCGTTGCAGCGTCGGGTCGCAATGAGGTTGTGACCGAGCGGGTTGTCCCATGTGACCGACATGGTTTCCTCCTAAAACGGAAGCTGGTCGGACACACCGGGCGGCACTGCGCCGAACACGGCGAAGGTGATCGCCTCGCCTTCATCGAACTCTCCGCCACCCCGCCTTAGAAAGGCGGCCGAGCCTGCGGCAAAGCCCTGCGTCACCCGGGCCTCGGCATACCGGCGAGCCTCTTCGGCATCCTTGCATGGTGTGAATCGCCCCTGCGCCAGCTTTCCCTTTCGATCTTTCACGAAGGTTTGCACGCCGTAGAGATCGCTGCTCGCCATTAGTCGGTGGGCTCCTTTTGGGGTACCTCATCGGAGCCCGGCACCCGGAACAAAACAAGTACGGAATTTGGGGGGCTGTGGACGAGTGTGGAAGGTTTTATGCCCCGGCTAGGGGTAAATATACCCCAGATGGCTTGACGGGGTAAAAATACCCGATCTATGATCCTCCATCGCCGCTCACCGAGCGATGGAGCCTCCGGTGCCCCACACCACCCCCGCCGATTACTGGATCGACCGCCTCAACGGAGCCTTCGCCGTCTTCTCTGCCTCCGGCATCGAGCTTGAGGGCATCGAGAGCCGCGGCGACGCGCAGAACCACATCCTCGACCTGATCGAGCGCGACCGCGTCGCGACCCAGGAGGAGCGCGCCGCGCTCGCCGACTTCGAGGCCCAGCAGCTCGCCGAGGCCGCGTGATGGTCGCGGTGCTCAACGCCCTCCCGCCGCTCCAGGCCCTTGCGGTCTGCGGCATCGGCGCCCCGGTCGCCGTGCTCGGCTTCGCCTTCTTCATCTACGACGCGGGCCGTCTGGTCCGCCTCGCGGTCACGGGGCGGCTGTGATGGCGACACGGCACTCCCACTTCATCACCGATCCACGCGACCCCGAGGGGATCGCCGACCTGTGCGCCTTCTTCGACGTCACGTCGTTCGGGCTGGAGCCCCACGGCTACGGCGAGCACTTCGATCCGGGTGCCGGGGCCGAGTTCGAGATCGTCGCCGTCATCGACGATGGCGCGAATTCGGTGATTGACGACCTGTCGCCCGAGGACCTGCAGGCGGTCTGGGATCGCGTCGCGGCCGAGTTCGACTTCCGTGCCGCTGCGCGGGCCGAGCGCGAACGGGAGGACTTCTGATGTCCTCGTTCGCCCCGTCCCATCCCGATCCCTGCGGCGCCCGATGCGAGACGGCCGACGCGCTGCGCACCCTGCGCAACCTGCTCGAAGCCGCTGCGAACGAGGCCGCCCGCATCCGCGCCGGCGCCGCCCTCGGCAACGCCGACCGCTTCCAGGTCGTCGAGTCCGTCGATCTCGGCCGCGATGCGCTGGCGCTCGCCGCCATCCTCGGCGCCGTGCCCGCCGCGGCGACCGACGCCGACCCCTCCCTCATCACCGATTCCCGCGAGGCAGCATGAGCGCGATCTCGAACGTCGTCTGGGTGGTCGTCCTCGCCCTGCCGCTGATCGTCATCGGCATCGGGGCTTATATGGCCGGCGCCGACCGCCGTCCCCACCGGGAGGGCCGCGGCCGTGGCTGATCTCATCCCCTACTGCCTCACCGTCGAGCACACCGACGACGGCCCGCGCCTCGTCGCAGTCGGCCCCGACGGCGAGCGCGCCGCCGAGTTCGACATGGACCGGGACGGCGCCCGCACCATCGCTGGCGCCCTGCTGGCCGCGACCGGCGACGCCTTCGAGCGGACCTTCACGACGGAGGCCGCCCGTGGCTGACCGCACCCCCGAGCAGCAGGCGTTCGCCGATCTGTTCCTGTCCCTCGGCGTCCGCCTCCCGCTGCGGGTTGGCGGTTTGCTCGGCCGCGAGATCCGCGACGCCGACGGGCACACGCTCCTGATCGTCGTGCCGACCCGCAGCCAGTCCGACGACCGGGCGAGAGCGCTCGCGATCGTGGCGGCCGCGAACACCGGCACCGGCACGCCCGATCACGAGGCCGCCCCGCTCCCGGTCCTGCGGCCTCTCACGGCCGACGTGATCCGGGCCGCGTCCGACCCCTTCGACCCCGAACACCTGATCGCCGTGGCGCGCGCCGCCCGGATAACCCCTCGCGCCGACGCAGCGGAGTGACCCCCATGGAGATGATCGACAAGGCCGGGATGCGGCCGACCGTGCGCATCCATCACAACCTTCACCAGGGCACCGAGGAGTGGCTCGCCGCGCGCTGCGGCATGCTCACCGCCAGCGAGATGAGCCTGATCGTCACCCCGACGTTCAAGGTCGCCAAGAACGAGAAGGAGCGCGCCCACCTCTACGAGCTGCTGGCCCAGCGTGTGAGCGGCTACGTCGAGCCACACTTCGTCAGCTTCGACATGATGCGCGGCCACGAGGACGAGATCGAGGCGCTCGCCCTCTACGCGAAGCACTTCGCCCCGACCGAGGCCGTCGGCTTCGTCACCAACGACAAATGGGGCTTCACCATCGGCTATTCGCCCGACGCCTTCGTCGGTGCCGACGGCTTGGTCGAGACGAAGTCCCGCCGGCAGAAGTACCAGATCGAGACCTTCGTCGTTCACGTCCTCGCGGAAACGATCCCCGCCGATTACGTGATCCAGATCCAGACCGGGCTCCTCGTCACCGAGCGGGCGTGGTGCGACCTGATCTCGTACTCGGGCGGCCTGCCGCTGGCCCGCATCCGCGCCTATCCGGACGCGAAGATCCAAGCCGCGATTGTCGAGGCCGCCGAGGGCTTCGAGACCCGCCTGGAAGAGGCTCGCGCCAAGTACCTCGAAGCCATCGAGAAGGCGGGCAACATCCCGACCGTGCGTCGCGTCGAGGGGGAGATCCTCGCGTGACCGACCTGTCGCAGACGATCGCCCCAAAAAGCGACCAGCTTAACGCCGACGACCTGATCGGCGGCCCCCGCACCATCAAGGTGACGCGCGTTTCGCCGATGCGCGAGCCCGACCAGCCGATCGCCATCTTCTTCGAGGGCGACAACGGCAAGCCCTACAAGCCCGGCAAGTCGATGCGGCGCGTGCTCGTGCGCGTGTGGGGCGTTGACGGGGCCGCCTACACCGGCCGCCGGATGACGCTCTACCGCGACGATTCCGTGATGTTCGGCGGCGTCGCCGTCGGCGGCATCCGCATCAGCCACATGTCGGACATCAGCGAGAGCGTGACGCTCCCGCTCACGGTGACCCGCGCGAGCCGCAAGCCCTTCACGGTCCGACCGCTGCCGGCTGATCGCGCCCCGAGCGGCGGCAAGCCGACCGGCGAGGACACGCGGACCAAGCTCCTCCGCATTGCCCGCGAGAAGGCCGCCCTCGGTGCCGCCGATCTCGATGACTGGCTCGGCAAGCTGAAGCCCGATCACCGCGCCGTCGTGAACGAGATCGAGGCTGAACTGCGCGACCGCGCGGCCGAGGCCGACGACCGCCTGCCGCCGGACGACAACGGATTCCCCGGGTTCGCCCCCGCCGACGAGGAGGTCGCTTGATATGGCCGCATCCCCGCAACCCACGGACCCGCGCAGCGCTCATGAGGCTGTCGCGCGCATCCGCGCCATCCGACAGAGGCAGGAAGAGGCTGCTCGACGCCGTATCGAACAGACCGGCGCACGCGAGGCGGCTGAAGCCGTCGCTCGCGCCGAAGCCGAAGTCATCGCCCTGCGCACGAAGCTGCAGGAGGAGCGCGAGGAGAGCGAGGCGCTTCGAGCCCGGCTGCGGGCGCTCCATGAGACCCTTGCGAGTCGGCTTACCTTACCTCCCGAGTGGGGACTGAGCCCGCAGGAAACCGCGCTTCTTCTCGCGGTCCGCCGCGCCGGGCATCGCGTGCTGACGAAGCGCCAAGCCTTGGTCGCACTGTTTCCGGACGACGCAGATGCTCGGCATCCCGGATCGGCCACCATGACGATGGCCAGACTCCGGCGCCGTCTGGCAGCCGCAGGGGTTTCGGTCACGATCGAGACCCACGAGCGGCGGGGTTACCGGCTGTCCCCGAGCAGCCTCGCTGTCGTCGATGCCGCGGTGACGGGTGCAGCCGCATGAGCGCCCTCGGCATCTACTGCGCCGATTGCGGCACCGAGTGCGAGCGCCTCACCGGCCGCGAGGCCGGCGCCCGCGAGCCCGACCTGATCGACGCCCAGGTCTGGGCCTGCCCGTTCTGCCCCGATGCGTGGGCCCCGAGCGCGGCCGATGGTTCGGCGGTCGGGCTCCCGGCCGGCGAGGAGACCCGCAACGCCCGCGCCCTGCTGCGCGAGCGCCAGGTCGAGCGGCTGATCGCGGAGGCCCTGCGCGTCGTTCCGAACGGCCGCGCCATCGCCGAGGAGCGCGTCGCCGCCTTCCTCGCGCACGAACTGCGCCTGCCGACCGACGAGGCGGCGATCGAACGCCTCAACATCGAATGGTGCCGCCGCGCGTGGCTCGCCCTGAAGGGCGCCTCCTACGCCGACGTCGTGCGGCACGCCCAGACCTATCGCCCGAGGAAAGCCGCCTGATGNAACGCCCGCGCCGACAGCCTCGATTTCCTCGCCTTCTGGCCTCAACATCGAATGGTGCCGCCGCGCGTGGCTCGCCCTGAAGGGCGCCTCCTACGCCGACGTCGTGCGGCACGCCCAGACCTATCGCCCGAGGAAAGCCGCCTGATGTCTCGCCCCCTCATCATCGACAGCTTCGCGGGCGGCGGCGGCGCGTCCGAAGGCATCCGGGCCGCGATCGGCCATCTACTTCTCGGCCATCTCCCGAGCTTGCTGGGCGATGCGCTTCTTCATGAGGCGCCGCGCTTCGGCACCAGCCCCTTCGTCGGNGGCAGCCATCCCCAAGCGCTCAAGCAAATTGGTCTCACCGCTCCGCGAGGCGACGCCCTCCAAGATGGCCTTTTCCATCTCCGGGCTCGGCTTCGGCTTCGGCGGCGGCGCGTCCGAAGGCATCCGGGCCGCGATCGGCCATCTACTTCTCGGCCATCTCCCGAGCTTGCTGGGCGATGCGCTTCTTCATGAGGCGCCGCGCTTCGGCACCAGCCCCTTCGTCGGAGGCAGCCATCCCCAAGCGCTCAAGCAAATTGGTCTCACCGCTCCGCGAGGCGACGCCCTCCAAGATGGCCTTTTCCATCTCCGGGCTCGGCTTCGGCTTCGGGTTCGACATCGCGATGGGCCTCCAATCTTTCCGCAACGGGTGCTTCGCCACTCACTATTCCGTGAAGCCAAGCTTCGCTGCAACCCTTCGATCTCGCGGGGTACGGCATGACCCACACCTCCGAGACACAAGCCCCTGAGGGGCGGGAGAGGGCGATCACTCTCGANGCCGTCANAGCTGGCGGCCTACGCAGTGCCGGGCATCTCAACTACGGCAAGCGCGGCGGCGGCACGATCTGGCAGCACACCACGATCCCGCGCCTCTCCGCGATCGACCGTCCGACACTGAACGAGGAGGAGACGAAGCGCCTCGGCGTGTCGCGGCTCCGTGAGTGGAGCGTGGACGGCGGGAAGGCCGGCAGCCTGGAGGACGCGATCGCGGCGCTGAACGTGCCGCCAGTCTTCACCGAC